ATAACGGGCAAGATACTTGTTGGCGGATCCATCAGTGCCACAGAAACTGAATCAGATATTGCAGCTATAACGGGCAATACAGGTACTAGCGGATCGATTAGTGCCACAGAAACTGAATCAGACATTGCAGCTATAACAGGCAAGATACTTGTTGGCGGATCCATCAGTGCCACAGAAACTGAATCAGATATTGCAGCTATAACGGGCAATACAGGTACTAGCGGATCGATTAGTGCCACCGAAACTGAATCAGACATTGCAGCTATAACAGGCAAGATACTTGTTGGCGGATCCATCAGTGCCACAGAAACTGAACAAGACATTTTTGCTGGGTCTGTTTCAACTGCTCCAGCTATAGAAGTTATTAAACAATATGGAAGAACAGCTGCAACCTATACATTGGGCGTTTTTCTGTATGATGAAAAAATATTAATAACAGCAGAACCGCTGTCTAGTTTAAGTGTTGCTATTACATACGTATCTAAAACTAAGGCATCTTCCATCTATCACCCAGACAAAGCCACTGCTGAAATCATTAGTCCAAACACCGCACTTGACGTATATTTTACTACTACAAAATTATCAGAAATACTTACGTACGGTAAAATTGATTCGGTAGCTGCAGATGGAATATTTCTGCCAGAGCTTGAGAGAATACCTGTAGAAGTGGTACAATTCTCAGACAGCCTGTTTAGAGTAACTTTTAGAGATATTGAAGAAGAGTCAGAGATTTTAGAAATCTATGAAACTTTCTTAGAAAAACCGTTAACAGATACCTATACAACAGAAGATTATCTTGATACACAAACTGACTACTACAGAGATCAAGTAGATTTCACCAGTATATCTTCAGATATACTAATTAATATGTTGTACGATAATTATTTATCTGATCAGTACAGCACTGTAGATCAGTTGTCTAATACTACAGTTAAATCTTTAGAAGATCAGTACAGTATCTCAGATAGTTTTACTTATGTTAATATAACAGGAGTTATTGATCAGTTTGTAACACAAGACTTATTAACTACCGAGTACACTAAAGTTGTAATAGATCAGTACAATATATCAGACATAGTATCAACACAATTAAGTTACTTCAAAGATTTTGCAGATGAATACAATGTATCAGATTTAGTATCTAACAACCCACAAAAAGTAGTAGAAGATAGTTATAGTATAACTGACAATACAATTTATTCGATAGAAAAAATAGTACTCGATCCAGCCAGTATATCTGACAATTTATCACGAATAGTAGATTTTAATCCTAGCATAATAGATCAACTAAATCTTTCTGATAATATTGGTGAAACCCAAATTGACGACGGCACAACCTTTAAATATTCAAAAGACGAAACCGATCAGTATTTTATATCAGACATTCAATACTCTTTAATAACAAAACCTGTAATTGACCAATACAACATTGCAGACCAAGTATTTAGCGATATTGCAAAAATTGTAGCCGATCAGTACAATATTTCAGATAGTCTAAATAGATCGTTAGATTTTTACAGAGATCAAACAGATCAAAGTAATATACTAGATATTCAATATTCTTTGATAGCTAAACAAGAATCAGAAAGTACACAATTTACAGAAAGTAATATTACCAGTGTAAACAAAATAGTTCAAGAGCAAACAAATATTCAAGAAATAGTAGATAAGCAATTAGACAAACTATCTATAGATTATTTTAATATTGGTAGCTCAATATCTACACAAAAAGATTTTTTCAGAGATTTTTCCGAAACCAACAACATATCGGATATAGCAAGACAGCTTGTAAGTAAATCTACACAAGAAGAGTTTAATGTATCAGATACTTATGTGTCCGTCATTAACTTTCTTAGACAGCCTGTTGAAAACCCTGTAATTTCTGATCAACTAGTCTCAACTACTGATTTTCTAAGAAATCCTACAGATGTTGGTAGAATATCTGACAATTTAAACTACATCGCCAATTTTTTCAGAGCACCAGAAGACCCTGTAAATCTATTAGAAATAGTTAATTATAGTGTAGTAAAAGTATTAACAGATACGTACAGCTTGGAAGAAGTAATATCCAATCAAGTAGGTAAGCCACTGACTGATAGTTATCAGATATCTGATATCACTAGCACTGTGGTTGAGTATACTCGAGAATTTTTGGAAGGATTAAATCTAAGTGACGACATTAACGGCGCTGCCACAGACGACGATCAAAATGTTATTTACTTTAAAAACCCTTCTGACGAGTACAATGCCTCCGACGAACTATACAGCAGTATAAATAAAGCCGTACAAGAACAGTATAGTATACTAGACATTATTTTTAGCAGTGTTTTAAAACCAGTACAAGATCAATATAGTGTATCTGATATAGTTTTTACCGAAACTAATTATATTAGGGTGCAAGAAGATATAACAAATGTAGATGATAGCAGATTTTATTCATACAACAAAGTCAATATTGATGAATATAATTTATCAGATACTTTAGTTAATAGCTTAAATAAAGTATCAGTAGATCAGTTTAATATTGCAGAAATAGTACAAACTAACTTTACTAAAACTATAGTTCCAGATATTTTTAGTATATCAGACACAACTTCAGTACAAGCTGATTTTTATAGAAATCCAACAGATCCAACTAATTTGGGCGATCTAGTTGCCAGGTTAGTAGGTAAACCTTTAGAAGAAATAACTAATTTAACAGATATATTATCAGTTACTGTTAACTACTTTAGGTCATTTATTGACGATACTAATATATCCGATTCTCCAATACTAATAGTTAATTACAATCCTGAGTACGATGATTTATTGGTAGGTACAGATTTTACTGAATTTGAAGCTGAATTTTATAGAGAACCTGAAGAACCTTTAAACATAATTGATACTTCACAATATGATCTGTCCAAGCTACTATTAGATGAGTATAATATTAGTGATTTCTATATAAGTACATACAATAAATTTGTAACAGATCAGTCAAATGTATCGGATAACTATACTAGAGTAGTATCGTTTAGTAGAGAGTTTACTGACAATGTAGGTGTTGCCGACAATATTAATAGTGGAAGCTATATAGGTGATACTGGGTATTTTAACTATTCTAAATTTTTAGTAGAGCAAACTACTGTTCAAGAGCTTATAGTAAGTGATATTGACAAACCACTACCTGTGAATCAATATAACATAAATGACGCCATCTCTAATGATATTAGTAAAATCCCAGAAGATCTAACAAATATATCGGACTTAACAGCAATTCAAGCAGAGTTTATTAGAACACCAGAAGATATTAACAATATATCTGAAAGTGCAATTATAGAGTACAGTTCAGAATTGTCAGATAGCTATGTTATATCAGAGGATATAATAAACACTGTTGAAAAGCCATTCTTAGACTACTACTACACAACAGATGTAACTGTATATGTGGTAGACAAAGTTACTGAAGATATCACAGAAATACAAGAAGTAGCAGAAACTCAAGTAGATTTTTACAGGGATCCACTTGATGAAAACAATATTATTGATATTTTTGAAAGTGTATTTGACAAACCAACAGAAGAATCTCTAAACAGTATCGACGTTATATCTTTTGCCACAGACTACTTTAGAGAAGCTTTAGACGACACTAGCTTATCTGACGATACATTAATTATTAACAGTTTTATAAGAGATATTATTGATATCAATACGCTTTCTGACGAACTGTTGTCAGTTATTGATTATATTAGAGAATTCGACGACGTCTTAGACCTACAGGAAATAGTAGAAAATACTGTATTAAAAGAACTAGAAGAAAGTTTTAATCTAGGAGATGAGGCTCTTTTATTAACAGAAGTTAATGTAACGGACAACTATGAGCTCTCGGATACGCTAGACACTGTTATATCATATGATAGAGAGTTATTAGAAGAGTTAAATCTAAGTGATGACATAGACGGCTCAGCCTTAGACGACGATCAAAACTTTAGTTACTTTAAAAATCTATCAGATACTTATAGTTTACTAGACAGTACCCTCAGTTCAGTAGATAAAGGTTTATCAGAGGAGTATTATACTCTATCCGACAATCTTCAATATGATATTAATAAAGCACCTTTAGATTACTACAATATATCAGAAACTTTTGACCGAGCAGCTGAATTCTATAGAGACTACAGCGATCAATTTAATGCAACAGACTTATTAGTATCTGCTACAGACTTCTATAGAAATCCAGAGGAAACAGCATCCTTAACGGATAATACTATCTATAGTACGTTAAAAGTAGTAATTGACTCAAATAACATATCAGAAGATATAGCAAGTAGCATAAATAAACTACTATCAGAACAAACAAATATTTTAGATACTGCTGCTACCAGCTTGTCTTTTATAAGAGATATAAGTGACAACATATTCTTTACAGATGATATAAATGGTTCGTCTGTTGATGATAGTCAAAATTTTACATACTTTAAAAATATTACTGATCGAAATGATGTAGTTGACAGTTTTACAACCAGTACAATTAAAGCTATTCAAGATTCGTACACTTTATTTGAGGACTTACAAACCGCAGTAGAAAAGTCGATATCAGATACATACAGACTATCTGATACTTTATTAACATATGTGGTATCCATCAGAGAGTTTACAGATTCTTACTATATTGCAGAATTAATTAGTGTAGGCAGTAACAAAGTATTTACTGACCAATACACTTTAAGTGATACTACAACTCAAACTGTAAATTATAGCAGACTAGTAACAGATCAATCTAATATATTCGATCAATTTGACAGGCAGGTCAACTATGTACCTAGCCATACAGATCAGTATAGGGTATTAGATAACGTATCCGTAAATGTTGAATTTAATAAATCTTACGAAGACCTATACTCTGCTGTAGATATACTATCCTTGGCTTTAAACAGTGTTACAATTGACCAGTACAATATAAATGATACTATTGCACTATCCTCCAATAAGACAGTACTAGATCTAACCAATATTTCTGATAGCCTTGACACTGCTACATCATTTGCAAGAACTATATTAGATCAGATAAACTTTTCTGACAATATTGGTGGTGCTACAATTAGTGATGGTTCAAATTTCAAGTATTCTAAAAATGAAATTGATCAATATTTTGTACAGGAATTACTAGCGTATCAAGTTAACAAAGTAGTCTCAGATCAATTTAACACTACTGATATAACAGCACTTGATACTAATAAATCCGTTATAGATGTATATTCTGTAACTGATTCTATAAGCAGACAAACTGACTACATCAGAAATATATTAGATCAGCAATATGTGAGCGACACGGTTGATACTCTGTTAGTAGTTATCAGGGAGTTTATCGACTTACCACTCGTTCAAGACATTCCTTTAATTGACTTTAACGTTGGAATTTCCGATAGTTATAATACAGTTGATGAGATATCTAATACTGTTAACAAACGATTAAATGATCAAACTATTACAACAGATAGTTTGAATACTGTATTAAGTTTTGATAGAAACTTTACTGATCAGATAAATACTTCTGATAATCTGAGCGGATCTTCTGTAGACGACAACCAAAATTTCATTTACTTTAAAGATATACAAGATCAAACTAGCACTATAGATTACACGGCTATTAGTACTGTAAATTACCTTTATGACCAACAAGAGGTTGCTGAAGATATATCACTATTTGCTGGCAAAACAATAAGTGATGTTTACGTAGCCAGTGACGTTTTAGAAAGAACAGCCGAGTACTACAGAAGTCTTACAGATCAATTTAGTACTTCAGATACTGTATCTACTCAATCAGCATTTTTTAGATCGCTGTCTGATAACTACAGTTTGTTTGATGTACTAGTAACTGCGACAACATCAGCGCAGGCAGATCAGTTTATAGTAAATGACTCGTCTGAATTTTCTGCATTAAAATCTTTAACAGATCAAGGAAGTTTGTCTGATTCGTTTACCAGAGTTTTAGAGTACAATCAATCCTTAATTGATCAGATAAATTTTTCTGACAATATTGGTGGAGCTACAATTAGTGATGGGTCAAACTTCAAGTATTCAAAAAATGAAACTGATCAATATCTAATATTAGAAATAATATCTAATGATGCAAATAAGGGAGTTTTAGATAGTCAAGATATACTAGATTATCAAGAGCTATTTGTAAATAAAGGACCACTCGATCAAAGTAGTCTATTAGATAATATTTTAATAGATTCAGAATTTGACAGAGTTTTTACTGATCAAGCGGGATCATCCGACAGTATCGGTTTTCAAAATAATTTTTATAGACTTTTTGACGACCAGTACAGTATACTGGATTCTATAACTACTAGTAGCAATAAGCAGTCCTTGGATCAGCTAAATATAGAAGATGGTCAGTACTACACGGTATTTAAAGAATTATTAGATACAAGTATTTTATCTGACGACCTATCTATTGATTCGGAGTTTTACAGAAGTTTACTGGATGTACCTAGAGTAACTCAGCTGATTTCCTTACAAAATAATTTTAATAGAGATTTTGAAGACCAATACACTGTATCAGATTTTGTAAATGTTGTTCCTAACAAAGCAACTATTGAAGAAATAGGTCTTTTAGATACTCAGTATTTTGATATATTAAGAGCACCCACAGATACTCTTAATATAGAAGAATTAACAGAAATATCCTACAACATAGGCTTTTTTGATCAGGTATATGCGTTTGAGAAATTCAGCGAAAAAGATGCGTACGAATTTGAGTTTAATAAAATTAGTGACTACTTGTTCAACGATATTAGTAAAGTTCAAACAGATCAAACCAGCCTGTCTGATTTTGTACTTGCAGATGTCACTTTTGACAGAGAAATTACAGAAACTGCAAGCATAGAAGAGACTATATCCCTGAGACCAAGAATAAGGCTACCAGATTTACTTGTAAGTAAAATATCTTGGGCAATGTATACTCAAGATTATACAGGTGGTTATTTTGCAGAAATGTATCTTGAGGGTACTGGCAGAGAGTATGACGGCACTTATTATAATCTCTACGAGACGTATAAAGATAAGTATAATATTACTGATGTAGCTTCTTTAAGTACACTCTATAATAGGCCGGCTACAGAAAACACAAGTGTATCTGAAGATTTATTTATTGATAACAATGTATCGCCTATAGAAAATCCACTGAACTTTAATGATAATTTATATAATGTTATAACCAAAAACATTTTTGATGAAATTAATCTAAGTGAAAATCTAATAACGCTGGGTACAGGTGACGCATCGCCGGCTGATTCATACGGTATTTCTGACAACCTGTATTATAACACTGAAAAAACTATAGTGGACCAATACAGTATATCAGACTCTATATTGCTTGCTTATATTTCTGGTGTACCACTAGAGGATATTATAAGTTTGACAGATTCCTTGTTTAATACAATAAACAAGAATTTGATAGATCAGCTAAACATAGCTGATGAGATATCAACACAAAGTGATAGCAGTACCACTTCGACAGACAGTTATAATATTGTAGACACTGTTTATCATACAACTGATAAACTATACGAAGATATTACTAATACTACAGATACCTATTACAGCGAAATAGTTAAAAGTATATTAGACCAATTAAATATATCTGATTTTACAACAATAGAAAAATCTGAGAATGCTGCTCCACAGGATAGTTCTAGTATTACAGATACAACATATTGCATTGTAGACAAGAGTATATTAGATCAATATAATATAGTAGATTCTTTATTAATCAACTGTATTTTTGACAGACAGATAGTAGATACTACAAGTGTTACATCTGATGGAATTATTTCCAACCAAAACTATGTTGCCGACTACTTTCAAGAAGGCTATATAGGAACATCATTGACATTTACATAAACAGAAGGGTTTCTATGATTTTAGAAAATTTGAAACTAAGCGGTAAGTTAAACATAGTAATTAAAGACCAAGACGGTTCTGTTAAAGACCAGGTAGAGGTAGATAACTTAGTAGTTACTGCCGGTCTTACTTTTATCGCCAGCCGTATGGGCGGCACAACACAAGCAGTGATGAGCCACATGGGTGTTGGTTCCGGTACAACTGCTGCAGCGGCTGGTCAAACAGACTTGGTATCTATTGTTGGCTCACGCGTAGCATTAACCAGCACAACACCTGGAACTAGTAATATTGTATATGTTGCTAGCTTTGGTGCTGGCGTAAGTACAGGCGCCATTACAGAAGCAGGTATTTTTAATAATGCCACAGCTGGCAGCGGTACTATGTTATGCAGAACTACTTTCGCTGTTATCAATAAAGGTGCTAACGACACCATGACTGTTACTTGGACAGTTAGTTTAGTAGCCGTTTAATATCTCGCATAAAGGACCACCTGCAAAGGTGGTCCTTTTATTGCAAAATATTTAATAAATAACACGAGCAGGATTTATGGCAAATATACTTTATAGAGAAACTACAACGCCTACTTTGCCTTCTTCTACCTCGGCAAAAGGCACACCACTAACCAACCTAGAGCTGGACGCTAATTTTAGATCTCTCAATGATGCAAAATTAGAAGGCATAGTACCTGTTGTTAACGGTGGTACAGGTGTTGTAACAATACCCGCTAATGCAGTAGTTATTGGAGCCGGTACCGATCCAATAACTAGCGTATCTCCGGGTACGGCAGGAAATGTTTTAACAAGCAATGGTACTACGTGGTCGTCGACTGCACCGGGCGGTGTTACTACTGGTAAGGCTATAGCCATGGCTATTGTTTTTGGTTCTTAAGGAGTATCTATGGCTAATCCAAACATTGTAAACGTATCTTCTATATTTGCTAATACCACATATTTAACACCATCAGTAACAACTGCTGTGGTATTGCTGCCTAATGCGGCAGCTTCAAATAAAGTACTAAAAATCAATCAAATAGTAGTAGCTAATACTACTGGTATAGCTGCAAATACCACTGTTAGCATTTACACCAACGGAGCTGTAGCGCAAGGTTCGGCACCAAGTGGTGGTACAGCTTTTTCTATTGTATCAGGCGTACCAGTACCAGGTAGTGCTTCATTAATAGTAGTAGACAAGTCTACAGGTATCTATCTTCAAGAAGGGGTATCTATTGTTGTAACCTCCGGAACCGCAAGCGCCCTAACCTATAGTATATCCTATGAAGATATTAGTTAAGGAACACTATGTCAACAAGATATTTAGGTGCCGCATTAACTTCTAGTTTACAGACCCCTACCACAAATCCCAACAGTGTATGGAACACACGTGAAGAGCTGAGATATATACAAGAAGGTACTTGGGCACCCCTTGTTGTAGACTGTTTATTGGTAGGCGGTGGTGGTGGTGGTGGTGGGCCGGGTACCAACGTAAGTGGTGGTGGTGGTGGCGCTGGTGGATTTTTATTACAAAAATTAATTTTAACACCTGGAGCAATTTATACCATTATAATAGGGGTCGGCGGAGCAGGTGCCCCCGGAACAAATCTTCCAGGATTTAAGGGCGGTAATACTACTATAAGTGGTCCCAAAATCAATCTAGTGGCATACGGCGGTGCTCCTGGAATGATATTTCCAAATGCATACCCAGGCGGCCCTATAGGTGGTAGTGGCAGCGGGGTTAGTGGAAACAGCGGCGGCGGCCACAGTGGTAACGGTCCTGTAGGGTTTGGAACATTTGGACAAGGCTTTGACGGATCACTGGGAACTGGCGTTCTAGGAAGTACTGGTTGTAGTGGCGGAGGAGGCGGAGGTGCTGGAGGTCCTGGAACTATAGCGGCCGGAGGACCGGGTAGATTAAGTTCTATTACTGGAAATCTAGTTGTGTATGCAAGTGGAGGAATTGATACAGTTATATCGGGAGCTGCCAATAGAGGCAATGGAGGCGGCGGTGGCAGCGGCACGCCGGGCGCAAGTGGCGGCAGCGGTATAGCTGTTATAAGAGCACAAGTAACAGCACGTTCTACAACTGGGTCTCCAATAATTACAACTGTGGGATCGTCTACTGTTTATACTTTTACAGGTAGTGGTACAATAACTTTTTAAATTATGAGCAAACAATATCCAGGTGGTTATATAACCAAACTAGCTAGTACTCCAAACATAATATCTGCTCCAGGTATTTGGACCCTAGATCAGGCTGCCCAGTATATATCTGACGATAGTTGGCCAGGACTGCCTTCAGATCCAAATTTTAATAACGTAACACTGTTGTTAAACGGCAACAACATTCAAGGCAGGTCTAACAATTGTTTTATAGACTCCTCGCCTAGTAAAATGGCTTTTACTAGGTCTGGCAATACCACTCAGGGCAGTTTTAATCCACACGGCCCGCTGTGGTCAAACTATTTTGATGGCAATAATTATATCTATTATGATGTAACTACATCAAATGCCCCTGGAACCGATAATTTTTCAGTAGAATGTTTTGTAAATGTTACAAATAATACTGAAAACAGGGGAATTTGCCAGTTCAGTGCCACCAGCACTGGTCTTCAGGGCAGTAGCAGTGCTACCTTGATGATGCAACTATATAATGGTAATTGGTGGTACCATGCTGGTAATGAGAGCAGAGGTCCCTATGGTACTGTAGTGCCAAATAGGTGGTATCACGTTATAATAACAAGATTTAATTCAACAACTTATTTAATTGTAGATGGCACCGCACTACACGCTTTTGGAGATTCTACTAATTACAGTACTGCTCGTTACGTGGCAGTAGGTGGAGGTTATGCGAGTGGGTATTTAGGCAAATGTTACATCAGTAATTTTAGGTATATAAAAGGTTTCGCACCATATATTGGTGTTTCTTATTCCAGACCAACATCACCTCTTACAAATGTTCAGGGAACTCAACTACTAACTTGTAATAGTAATAGAACCATAGATACTAGTCTTAATAACGTACCAGTAACCAGAAGTGGTACTACACTTGTTAAACGGCTAAGCCCATTTAACCCGCCTTCAAAATACGAAACTTCTAACAGTGACATTGGTTGGTCTAATTTTTTTAATATTAACACAGATCATTTGCAGATACCTTATTCATCACAATTTGCTTTTGATACCGGCGACTTTACAGTTGAGTGCTGGGTAAATTTTAATTCCAGAAGCACGACATTTTCACCTATAATAATGTTGGGTACTGGTGTTGATGCCATACCTGTTCAGCGATTAGCATCTTGGGCACTGTATGCAGATAATAGTGCTAATACATTGGTATTTAATAGATATACTCCTACCAATATAGCCGTTAGTTTTTCTTGGACGCCTGTTTTAAATCGTTGGTACCATATAGCAGTGTCTAGAAGCGGCACCAGTTTTAGAGCTTTTATAGATGGTGCACAAATAGGAACTACACAAACATCTACAACTAATTACTCTGCTGTTAATACTTCAGATCCTTTAGTTATTAGTAGATTTATTGCTTCTGGCGGAGTTGTTTATGGCTTTAACGGTTATATTAGCAATGTTAGAGTACTAAAAGGTACCGCTGTATATACCAGTAATTTTTTACCTTCCACAACACCATTAACTGCTATAACCAATACTGCTCTGTTAACCTGTAACAGCAGTACAATTGTAGATAATAGTACGAACAGTTTTTCTATAACCAGAAACGGCCTTATCCCTGTAGAAAAATTTAGTCCTTTTCACAGTTCAATAAATGAAAATACTGTCTTAACTCGCAGTGTTTATTTTAACGGTGCCTCTGTTATAACAGCTAGTAATACTGTAACAAATTTCGGAACAGGAGATTTTACAGTTGAGTGCTGGTTTCGGACTAATGTAATTGATACTAGCAGCGATACAATAATTTCTAATTATAATAATGCTAGTGGGGGTTCTATTGGAGTTTATATAAATAGAGGAACCAGTGGTGGTATACAGGTTTATCAAGGCACAGGTAATACATTGGTATTAAATGCACCAAGTGTTATTACTGCCACTAATACTTGGTATCACATTGCAGTTGCTAGATCAAGTGGGGTATCTAGGTTATTCCTTAATGGTATATTAATGACCACTGCTACAGACACCAGCAATTATGGTATAGACAATTCTGTAGTTGCCATTGGAGGGGCAAGTGTAAATGGCGTTTATGGGAGCTTTTTTCAGGGGCTAATATCTAACCTACGTGTGGTTAAAGGTACTGCTCTATACACAAATTTTACTCCGCCTACTGCACCTCTTACTGCTATTACTAATACTCAGTTGCTAACTTCTCAAAGTAACCGCTTTGTAGACAATAGCAGCAACGCTTTTACGGTCACTAGTACCGGAGATACAAGCGTTCAACCATTTAGCCAATTTGCACCCACAGCATCGTGGAATGCTACTATTAATGGCGGTAGTGCGTACTTTGATGGTAGCGGAGATTACATTTCTGCACCTGCTTCGGGTTTTGCACTACCTGGAGATTTTACGGTAGAAGCATGGGTTTATATTGCCGGTAACAGCCCTCTAGACGGTGCCAGTCAAAGAAGTGCTGTAATAGCATCTACTATGCAAACCAGCAATCCAGTTAGTGGATTTACTTTTTACATTGGTGGTAATTCAGCAATTACTGGCATATTTCTAGCTGCCGAAATGCGTGTAGGTGGAATTGTTACAGGTTATAGTACATCAGTAAGCATACCACAAGGGGTATGGAATCATATTGCTTTTGTAAGAACTGGCACAACATTAACCTATTATTTAAATGGTATAAATGTAGGTTCAAGCTCTGGTGTAAGTCAAAACATACCTGTAAATAATGCACTAACTATAGGTGGACAAACTGTTCCTTCGTATACGCGAGACTTAAATGGATATATATCAAATTTGCGTATAGTAAGCGGTACAGGAGTTTATACTGGTAACTTTACCCCACCCACTGCACTCCTTACTGCTATTACTAATACTAGTCTCCTGCTAAATTTCGCTAATGCAGGCATTTACAACGCAGTGTCTAGCAATGTTATAGAGACTGTAGGCAATGCCCAAGTAAGCACTGTACAAAGCAAGTGGGGTGGGTCGTCTATTGCATTTGACGGATCGGGTGATCGTTTAGTATCTGCTCCTTCCCCTCTTAATGTATTAGACTCTGGCAATTTTACAATTGAATTTTGGTTATACCCAAATAATACTGCATCTGCTTATAGAGCGTTAGTTTCGAGCGAAAATTATCCTTCCACAACTGGCGGATGGACTTTGTATCAAAACGGCACATCAATCGAGTTTTGGATAACAGGATCATTAATACTCGGCTCTGGATCTTTAGCAATAACCGCAAGCACTTGGCAACATCTAGCTCTTTGCCGTGCATCGGGTACATTACGTTTGTTTATAAACGGAACAAGTATTGCCTCTGTGTCAAACAGTACATCATTGACAGGTCGGCAAATTTGGATTGGAGACAATAATTCTAGCGGCGGCGGACTTTATTTTTACAACGGTTACATAGATGACCTGCGCATTACTCATGGAGTTGCCCGTTATATTACAAACTTCACTGCTCCTACACAGGCGTTTTCTAATGTAGCAAGTGGAGATCAATTTCTGTCTAATGTTGTACTGTTATTAGCTGATAACGGCACTAATAGTAGTCAGAACAACACATTTATTGATTCTAGTACTAACAACTTTACAATTACCCGCGTTGGCAACACTACACAGGGCACGTTCTCGCCGTTTAGTCAGACAGGATGGAGCAACTATTTTGACGGGACAGGAGATTATTTGAGTGTTCCAAGTAATTCGGCTATAGTAGTTGGAAGCTCTGATTTTACCGTCGAAGCATGGATCTATTTAACAACAACAGGGCCTTGGACTGGATACATTTTTGGTAAACGAGCGGGTTCAGGCTCTTTGGGAATAATACTCGGTTTTGAAGCAGCAAGTGTTCCTCGTTTATTAGCGTCAGTTGATGGTAGCAATTGGAATGTCCTCATAAACAGTAGTATTTCTGTTACTCCGCAAACGTGGACTCATATAGCGGCTACTCGCAGTGGAAATTCATGGAGACTATTCGTAAATGGTCAACAGGGAGCTACCGCTACAGTCGCAGGAACTGTAGTTGATTCTGGTGCTAACTTGACAATTGGAGCTAATGCTGCTAACGGAACAAGTGTATTTCCCAGGGGGTATATAAGCAATTTTAGATTGGTAAAAGGTACGGCTTTATACACAAGTAGTTTTATACCATCTCAGACACCATTAACCCCATTAACCCCAGTAACAAATACGGCACTATTAACCTGTCAAACAAATGTTATACAGGACAGATCTTCCAATAATTTTTCTATAACCAATAACAATAATGCTGTAATAGATCTCAACAGCCCCTTTACAGAAACGTCTTCAGAAACAGCTTTATTGTCAGAAATTGGCAGTTTATATTTTGATGGTGCCGGAGATAGCCTAATAATACAAGACAACTTAGCTTTAGAGCCTGAAAATAGTAATTTAACTTGGGAAATGTGGATTAATACCACAGTAACAGCACAGTATAGTACATTATTTAGTAGATACGCTTCTAGTTTTGGGGCAGGAAGTTGGACTTTATTATTAAACAACACCGCAAGCGCAGGAAACGTTGCTATGTGGTTTTCAGACTTTAGTGGATCTACGCCATTATTGCTATCTAGTGGAGTCAATGTGTGCGACGCAAGGTGGCACCACATAGCCGTGGTTAGAAACGGCAGTAGTTGGGTCCTTTATGTGGATGGCGTTTCTAGGGCTACTGCTACCTGGTCAGGAACTGTATCTAATATAACACCTCCTGTATTGATAGGAGCAGACTCAGTTAACGGAAGAAATTATATTGGTTATATTTCTAACCTTCGCATAGTAAAAGGTACTGCACTTTACACTGCCAACTTTATTCCGCCAACATCTTCTCTAACCGCAGTTGCAGGTACCTCACTGTTAACTTGTCAAAACAATCTTATAGTAGATAATAGTTCCAATGGTTTTAATATTACTCCAACTAGCAATGTTAGAGCTGATCCATTTAATCCCTTTACATCAAGTACTCTAGTACCCTATAATAAGTTTGCCTCCGGTGGTAGCGCATCTTTTGACGGTACCGGAGATTGGTTAAGCTCATCATTTAATCCTTCATTAAATCTGGGACTTCTTCCATTCACTTTTGAAACTTGGGTTTACCCAAATAGTGTTACTGGAATTGTTGGATTGTATGCGGTTTCTGCTGGTGCTGGTACTGTACCTAAATTTATTGTACATTTAGATGCTGGTACACCAAAAGTACATTATAATGGCCTAACAGGCGGCAGTAATATCTACAACAATGCAACTACTGCTATACCAGTCGGCAGTTGGTCACATATTGCATTTGTTAGAGCACTTGACGGTAAGTGGACTTGGTTTGTCAATGGCATACCTTCTGGAACTGGTACTAACACTACTGATATAACTTTTACTTCGCAGCCATCTTATATAGGGTATGGGGGTGAAGCAACTTTTACTCCACTCAATGGTTATTTGAGTAGTATGAGATTGTTAGCTAATACAACATTGTACACTACTGCATTTATTCCTCCCAGAAGCCCTGTTGTTTCAACAGATCTAAATACGCGACTATCAATGAATTTTACTAATGCGGGCATAGTAGACAGTTCTTGTAATACTAACATAGAAGTGTTTGATGGTGCTCACATAAGTACTGTACAGAGCAGGTGGGGCGGTAGCAGTTTGTATTTTGACAGTAGTTCAGACAGACTCTTATTTTTAAACTCTCCAGAATATTCGTTTGGTACTGGAAATTTTACTATAGAGTTTTGGTTTAATTCTCAAGACATGAGCGGCAGCACTCAAAGGGGATTTTTACAAACTTCACAGGCTGCCGGAGGATTACATGCTAGTTATACGAGTGGCATAGCTATTTATCAAGGTATAAATGGTAGTAATACCCCTACTACTGGTGGAATAGCGGCAAACGTGTTAGGTGCTGTTATTGGTAGCAGTGCTACATTTTCCCCAAATACTTGGCACCATTTAGCCTTGGTAAGATCATCTGGCGTAGTAACGCTGTATGTCAATGGTACTGCAAATGGAAGCAGCGCATCTGCTACTGTTGCTGGAGATTTACCCCACGGTAATTTGGTAATTGGTGGTTATTATAGTGCTAGCTATTTGTATCAAGGATATATAGATGACTTGCGTATTACCCGTGGAGTTGCCCGCTACACTGCGAACTTCACTCCACCTAGTGCACCCCACTACTTGAGGTAAAATAATGGCACATTTTGCTAATTTAGACAACAACAATACAGTAGTTAATGTTATAGTTGTAAATAACGAAGAACTACTAGAGGACGGTATAGAATCAGAAACCAAAGGTATTGCTTTTTGCATGTCTCTGTTTCCAGACACAAACTGGAAACAAACATCTTATAACGGCACATTTCGTAAACATTATGCAAATCCTGGATTTACATATAATAACGAATTAGACGCTTTTATACCCCCTAAACCATATAGTGATTGGATATTGGATACAAAAACGTGTACTTGGGTAGCACCGCTACCCTATCCAGATGACGGTGTATGGTATATATGGAGTACTGAACAAGCAACTTGGGTCACAGTTCAATCGTATTTTCAGGAGTGATCTGTTAAAAATACCCGGCCCACAAAGCTGGGTATTTTTTCGCTTGACCAAAGTTTGCCTTCATGATATAATAGTACCAAAATCACAGAGCACGAAAAACTCGGCTCTATATAATAGAGGAGTGCCCTATGGCTGGTCCAACAAAACTGAATCTTAAAATATATCAGGGCAGTACCTTTCGTGAGACTATTCGTTGGGAAAGTCCTGTAAAGGTTTATGCCCCAATCACCATGGTTAGTAAAAGTGCCCCCATGGTAATAACTGCACAAAATCACGGCTTACCTAATGGGTGGAGATTAAAAATCAGTGGTGTTGGGGGCATGAAAGAAGCTAATACAACGGACTGGGTATACGCTAGTGATGTTACTGCTAATACTGTTGCTATAAACAGCGCTAATTCCTTGGCATATACTACATTTACCAGCGGTGGCGTTTTAGAGTACAATCAGCCAATTGATCTAACAGGATATACTGCACGAATGCAAATCCGGGAAAAGATTACAAGTGAAACTGTACTGGAAACATTGACGACTGAAAACGGTAAAATCTTAATAGATACGTCTCAGAAAACAATCTCTCTGGTGTTAAGTGCCGAAATGACAGCGGCGTATGCATGGAAGTCAGGAGTTTACTCTCTAGAAATGGTAAAAGACGGTGTTGTTACAGGACTTATTTATGGTTCAGTATCTGTGGAACGTGAGGTAACTCGATGAAATTGAGCACAGAATTAAGAAATCAAATGTTGGCGCAATACGAATCTTTTTTAGGTCCAAGTCCTGTTATAGAGATTAGAACAGGAACTGCTCCAGCAACATGCGAAGATACTGCAACAGGCACTAATTTAGTTTCCATAACACTACCAACAGATTGGTTTACTACACCTATTACTGGCACAGTATCGAAACAAGGCACATGGTCAGCAACATCGCAAGCTCAAGGAACAGCCGGCCACTACCGATTCAGATCTAATAGTGGAATAGTGCATGAACAAGGAACCATTACCACAGCTGGTGGTGGGGGAGACTTGGAAATAGATAGTATCAATATAGCGTTAAGTCAAATTGTCCAAATAGTCACTTGGACACGAACACAAGGAGGCCAATAATGGCAGTAGTATATACAACAGCGGTAAAGAACGCCCGCTTGAACGCAGTTACAACCGCCATCGGAACCACTGGTGTTCTAGAAATTGGCACAACCGGTATGGCCTTAGTATTGGCCACCATCAACTTGGGCAATCCAGCCGCTCCTGCTGCAGCGAGTGGTGTATTGACCTTTACCATGCCTCAAAGCGACAACGCAGCTGATGCCACCGGCACAGCAGCTGAGGCCAGAATCCGTACTGCGTCGGGCGGTACTGATGTGGTAACTGGGTTGACAGTGGGCACCAGTGCTACTGACATTGTGTTAGACAATCTCTCAATTGCCACAGGTCAGCAGGTTACCATCAATAGTGCAACTATTACACACGCATAATCATGGCTGATAATCTAGGTTATACCCCCGGCAGCGGGGCAACCGTTGCCACAGAAAATTCTGGAGGGGTCCACCACCAACGCGTGTTGATGGAAACCGCTGTGGAGGGTGTTCCAACCGACGTTTCTGCTGCCTCACCCATGCCTGTTGCGTCAAGTCGCAGCGATGACTTGTTGGTGATGTTGAGCCGCATTGTCAAACTGTTGGAAAGTAATGCAACGGTTGACAGTGCACAACGTCAGCGTGTGGTTGTTGATAGTGGTGCGATTACTGCCTCTATTGCCTCCGCTCAGACCTTGGGAACCGTAACAACGGTTTCATCCGTGACCAACATGGTATCAAATGCAGGTATGGATCGCGAACAGTACATCAACATTGCAAAACAGACGTACAGTCAAGGCATACGTTCTGGTTTAACTTTCCAGTGAGGTAATAAATGCCTGCTTTAACAAAAAATACACTTTCAACTCAAGTCGACCTTCCAACATGGGAGTGGACTCGCTTTGCACCGGCTGTTTCTAGTGCACTGAGTTCTACCTGTGCGCCTGATAACATGGGGTTCCTGCGAACTGAACATGGCAGATACATCTATTATTTAATCTCTGCAACTCAATTTGTTCGATATGATACCTGGACAGATATGTTCCAGGGTTTGACTGCTCCACCCGTAGCTGGTTTTAACGTAAGCACAATGAAGTTTGCGGGAGCATATGGACCCGAGGGAAAGACTATTTCTGCTACTTCAAACACAATTACAGTTCCAGCGATTTCGATGGCGTCCATGCTGGGTTACGACATTGTGATTGTCAGCGGTACAGGTGCAGGACAACGCAGAAAGATTACTGCTGTTGCAGAACCCACAATCCATGACAGCGGTGTGGTTACAGCAATTGCTAACGCAGCTGGTGGTATCACAATAACTGATACTTTGAAAACTTGGGGTTTCAATCAGTGGGCTGGTTATACTCTACGTGTTTCCGGCAACAGTGGTGTTGGTCAGTACCGCCGTATCTTGAGCAATACTGCAACAGTGCTAACCATTGCTGATACTACCCAAATGAACATGCGGTTGAATAACCCTGCAATCTTTGCTCCTACAATTGCGAGCACGGCAGGATCCCAATCTGCATATGTTATTGAATCGCAAGCTTTAACAGTGAACTCACCTTGGACTGTGACACCAGATAGCACATCAGTGTTCCGTATTCAGTCTGGTCAGATCTTGTTGGTATCACCTAACGCAGCAACTGCAACTGCGCCTTTCGTGTTAACACAGCTGTATGATATCTTGACCGATACTTGGTATGTACTACCAACAATGACCAACACCCTGTTGGCTGCTGCCACCGACTTGGCACTAGAGCGTATGAGTGAAAACGCTTCTCTTTGGGAACGAGGTACAGCAACAGGTGGTACAACTACTACGTTGATCGATACTACACAAGGTGTAGATCACGCAGCTTGGAGTGTCAATCAATGGGCCGGTTACTGGGTATACATTGAATCTGGAACAGGTGTCGGTCAGATCCGTCAAGTACTGAGCAACACTGCTACCACTTTGACTTGGGCAACTGCTGGCACAGCTCCTGATGATACTTCTCAATACTTGATTTTGGGCTTTGATGCAGGCACTGCAACAAGCGCTACTTCTACAACCCTAACAGACAGTACAGTAGCTTGGCCTGTAAACCGTTGGTCAAATTACGCTGTGCGTATCTTGTCAGGCACTGGTGCGGGTCAAGTTGTGGCTATTGCAAGCAACACTGCTACAGCCTTGACAATTGTTGGTAACTGGGGAGTAACTCCTGACAGTACGTCTGTGTATGCCATTCAAGGTGACCCAGACAAGTTTTACCTATTTGCCGGTGGTATTGCTGGTACGCCAATCTTAAATTACAGCTCTCAAACCCAAACTTTTGGTCGTCAGCAAGATTGGGGTATTGCCAGAAATGCCGCAGCAACTGTGGGTGGATATCAGCCTGTTGCAATTGCTTCACTTGCTAATGCAACAACCACGGCAACGGTTACAACTGCACATCCTCATCAATTCAAGGTTGGTGAATTAGTTACGGTCCGCGGTGCAACAGACGCAAACTTTAACGTAACCAACGTTGCAATTGCCACTGTACCTTCAGCGACTACGTTTACTTATACAATGGCAGGAACTCCTGCTGCAACTACAATTCCTGGTGCTCAGTCTACTACAACACTCACAGACGGTTCTAAGAGTTGGACAGTTAACCAGTGGGCGGGTTTTACCTGCCACATGTACGCAGCAACTCCAACTGCTGCATCTGGTTCAACTACAGGTCAAGTATTGCGAATTGTAAGTAACACTGCCACAACCTTAACATTTGCTGTAGCAGGTACCGCACCCACAAACGGTATTAGTCGATACTCTATCTGCACTAGTTCAGCAATTGGAGCAACTGACTCTGGTGTTGCAACGGGTACACACAGCACAACAACACTGCAAGATACCAACAAAACTTGGGCTGTAAACATTCATGCCGGTAAGAGAGCTCGTATCTTAACAGGTCCTGGCGGTCCAGCCGAGGCTATTATTAGTAGCAATACAGCTAATACTTTGACATTCTCAGCTGCACTGGGTGCTGCACCTGTGAGCGCTCAAACGGGTTACGCAATCATTGAACCTACTGTAAGAGGTCTTGGTACTACAGCAAATTGGGCGTTTGGTACTAGTGTTCCAGCCCTCCGTGGTCGGTACACGTACATTACTCGTGGCGGTGGTACTGCTGGCTTCGATCGTTGGGACGTTACCACAGATCGTGTTAACTTGATGACCACTTCGCCACTTACAGAAACACTGACGACCGGTACTATGGCAGCGTATGATGGCAGAGATCGCATCTACTTCCACAAAGACAACACTCAACGTGTTTATAGCTTAAACGTAGTAACTGCAAACGTTAATGGTGCTTCAATGTATCCGTATGTTGCTCCTACAGCAATCATTGGCAACCGTATGGAGATTATTACAACAAAAGACGGCTTGAAGTACATCTGGCTCAACCGAGCATCTTTTGCAGAGTGCTTCCGTTGCTTGGCTTTCTGGTAAGGGAGGTTGTATGTTATTACAAGACATTATACAAATCCTTAATAACAGGTTGGAGTCCTTGAAAGCTAAAAAGAACATAGCGATCGCCTCCGGAGAACTGGAACAGGTCTACAATTTAGAACTTGAAATTTCCGAAACAACTTCTACATTAGATCAACTCAAGACATTGATGGTGTAATATATGTTGCTAACCCTGCTCCAATCCGGCGGGGCAGGTCCTGGGTTTGTCTCTGGCAATCTCATAGCTTCAGAAACTGGTTTAGACTCTTGCGTCATAACAGGAGTACTACCAGTTTCTGGTAGTCTGGCCTCCTCAGAGACCGGCAATGATATATCTTCCACAACTGGTAAGTTGACAGTACGTGGTAACTTAAACACTTCAGAAACCGGAAGCGATAGTTTTGCAGGAGCCAGTTCGGCACCTAGCGGTATAACCGGTAGTTTGACAGCCAGCGAGACTGGTACGGACACAGCAGTTTTAACAGCCAAAGCACTGGTTCGTGGCTCACTAGCGGTCAGCGAAACTGGTACGGACACAGCAGTTTTAACAGCCAAAGTACTGGTTCGTGGTTCACTAGCAGTCAGTGAGACTGGGTCTGACGTATCAAGTAGCTCTGGCAAAGTATTGGTAAAAGGTTCTCTGGCTCGTAGTGAGAGTGGAACTGATACTTTTAGTGCTACTAGTACTGCACCAAGTGCCCGAACTGGTACTCTACAAGCCGCAGAAACTGGTACAGATACTACAACAATCGTTGCTAAAAACATAGTACGTGGCTCATTAGCAGTCAGTGAAACTGGTACAGATACCTCTGCCCTAACAGGTAAGTTGGTAACACGTGGTAGCCTGAGTGTTAGTGAAACTGGAACGGATACCTCAACCTCAACGGGTAAGGTGGTCGTAAAAGGCTCACTCAGCCGTAGCGAAAACCCAGACACTACAGCTATTTCCGGCAAGGTATTGGTAAGGGGGTCACTGTCCGGCAGCGAGGGTTCAGACACTGCCCTCTTGGTAGGTAAAGTACTAGTACAAGGAACCACTGGCCTACAGGAAATAGGATTCGATAGTGCTCAAGGCATAGCAAAACTCAGAGTGTTGGGTACCTTGGGCAGCACAGAGTCTGGTTCTGATTCTGCCAATATTATAGCAAAACTAGTTAATAGAGGTAGTTTTGCAAGCAGTGAAACTGGGCTTGATACTGCCGAGGTCGTAGCAAAATTAGTCAACAGGGCTAATTCTTCACAAGTTATTGACTTCTTGTACAGCTCTGCAGCTGCTACTATTGTGAGCGGTAACAGTACCAATGTAATACCAATAACGGGATTTGCTAGTGCGTTAAGAATTGCACTGGCCTTGAAAGGTAATGATACATTTGTACAGAGTATTGACAGTACTACATTTATACAAAATATTGACAGTACTACAGTTATACAAAATATTGACAGTACTACATTTATACAAAATATTGACAGTACTACATTTATTGCTTACTCTGTATCCGATCCTATATTTATTACCTCTGAAGAGGTTGGGATTACTGTTTACGAGTAAGAGGAATATTATATGCTAGAATTTGCAGCTAGTGGATTATTGGGCAGTTTATTTGGCGGATTGTTCCGTTTAGCCCCAGAAATACTGAAGTTTTTTGATCGCAAAGATGACCGCAAACACGAACTGAGTATGTATGGCCTACAAATTGACTTGGAAAAGACAAAAGGTCAGGTCAAGATTGAAGAAAAGTACATAGACTACGGCATTGCCAACACTCAGGCTATTCAGAGTGCTTTTGAGAGTCAGGCCAAAGAGGCTTCCAACAGCTATCGCTGGGTAGCCGCACTGAGTGCTCTAGTCCGGCCAATGGTAACTTATGTACTATTTGGTATGTATGTGACATTTAAGATAATCGTTATCTCTTACGCAATGCAAAACGGTGCCAACTGGATTGACATTGCAAACAAGCACTGGACACCAGACGACTTTGCAATGTTGAACATGATACTCACATTCTGGTTTTTGGGCCGCAGTATTGAAAAGCGTAGTGGGTCATGACCCAAGAAGCCGTCAAACTGTGTACAGATGCCCTCTTACATCCCTTTGAGGGCTATCACAAACGTCTAGCAAATGGTGATTGTGAAAGCTATCCCGACCCAGCCAGTCCACTGGCTCGGGGTAAGTTTTCAAAGGTTGAAGTAGCAAATATGACACCTGACCAGCTGCTCAAAGCTGGGCACCCTTGGACTATTGGTTGGGGCATTACTGGCTCAGACATTGTGCCTGGACTGGTGTGGACGCGCCAGCAGGCAGATGAGCGATTTGAAAGAATGCTAAGCAAATTTGTGAATGGGGCTGTCAGCCTCAGCCCCAACCTGTTAAATGAACCGCCCAGAAGGTTGGCGGCAATCATTAGTTTTTGTTATAACTGTGGCTTAGGTAACTACAGAATTAGCACTCTGCGTAAGAGGGTCAATCAAGGCGACTGGTGGGGTGCTTATCACGAAATACAAAAATGGAATAAAGCGCAAGGTATTGTGTTAAATGGATTAACGCGCCGCCGCCTAGCAGAAGGCAAGTTTCTTCTCTAGGTATTCTTCAACCAACCTTCAAAATCTATGGCAAATTCAAGTGGCAAGAAAGCTCGCAGAGCAGCAAGTGAGGCCCCTAAATCCGAGTTCTTGACGAGAACAGGATTTAAGGAGGTAAAACCACTAAATTATATACAGGAAACGTATTTAAATGCTATAAAAACCAATGAGATTGTCTTTGGTATTGGAAGTGCAGGCACAGGCAAAACCTATGTGGCTGCAAGCTATGCTGCAAGTGAACTCTTTCACCGTCGCGTGGAAAAGATCATTTTAACCAGACCCAACGTAGAAACAGGCAGAGGTTTGGGGTTTTTACCAGGTACACTGGAAGAAAAATACGAACCGTACCTAGATCCCTTTGATCAGGTGTTTCAACGGTCGTTGGGCAGTGGTTTTTACGAGTATGCTTTGAAGAGCAAAGCCATTGAACCACGTCCACTGGGATTTATGAGAGGTGCTACTTTTGATAATGCCATTGTGTTAGTAGATGAGGCTCAGAACGCCACAAAAACCGAGTTCAAAATGTTATTGAGTAGAATCGGTCGGAACACAAAAATGATTATCAGTGGCGATCATGAACAGAGTGATATTGGTAACGACAGTGGCCTAACAGACGCAGTTACCAGACTAGAGGGTATAACCGGCATTGAAGTGGTCCGTTTCTTGGACAGCGACATTGTACGAAGCAAAATGTGTAAAGCCATCATCATGGCATATAAGAATTGAGGAGACCATGGCCAAAGAACTGTGTCCAAATATTAATTTGAGCAACTACTTGGCAGCGGTTCAGTACGCCAACTATGGGGCGGAGACGGTGGTCAGTCTTGGGCCAAAGCTAAGCGAGATCAAATAGTAAGGGCTCGCGAAAACAACTAAGAGGTGATTTATGCCAGATCCAACAAGTTATTTAACTGCTAAGGTCGCATCAATGATAGGCGGACTTTTTGGCGGATTTGCAATCTTAACCTTCATCAGACCTAAAACTATTGGTGAAGCATTTATGAGAGGCGGAATGAGTGTTGGAAGTGCCATAGTATTTGCACAGCCCCTACTAGAAGTGCTTGATTTGTCCAACAATTGGGAAACTCAGATGATGGGTGGGTTCTGTGTAGGCTTTCTATCCTATACAGTATTAGGAATGATAGCGAACTTCTTGCGAAAAAATCAAAACAAAGACATTGTACAAGCTGCAAAAGACGTTAAAGACGTCATAAAATGAAAAAAGCCCCTCAACTTGTGTTGAGGGGCTTTTTTCATTTTTTCTCTGGCTTTTCTGACTTCTCCGGCAGCTGTTCTTTTGCCTGCTCTTGAAGTTTACGAGTCAGTGGATTAGCTACTTTAGCTGGTAATTCTTGTAATCCTGCCAAAATAATATTAGCTTCTTGCTCTGTTACCTTAAATGTTAATTCCATATTTCCTCTTTTATTTTATGGGGCAAGCACCTGTAGTGCAGTCGTCTTGTACGATCTCATCAAAACTGTTGGCATTGTTGATATCAACGGGCAATAGGTTTTGAATGTACTCTTGATAGGTTTGTTCGTCTACTACTTCCTGTGGTAAATAGAGATAGCCTAAGTCTTTGGCAGTCTTTGTAGGGTCACTACGGAATAAGAAGCTTACCCCTACATAGCAATCCCAATTGTTTAATAGCCAGTTCTTAATACCCTCAACTTCGCTTGGATCGTAGCTGATAGTTACCGACGTATTTTGCTGAGTCCAGCTGGTCTGAATCATCTTGTAGCGTTCAAGTTGATGAATGGCACTTTCCAGGTTGACTTCCTTGCCATCTACCTTGTCAAAAGGCACATCATCCCATTTGACTGGAAATGTGACGAGTACGCCACTGGGGTCGGTGGGGTGATTGATCACTTTGTAGTTTGCTGCGCGCAACTTGTCTACTACTGGATCAAACTTTGAGAACTGTACGTTGTTAAAAATGTACTTTCCAAGAGGCTTGTGTACTCCTTCTGTGGTATCCATGATCTTGGATAGGGTTCCACTAGGTTTGATACAAGTAATGTTCTTTGGTCTTGGTAACCCGAGTTCATCGGCCATCCCAACTGCGGCAGCAGTTGCTGTACGCTTAAGATATTCATAGTCATAGCCTGTCATGTCAGGACGTTTTACAATGCCGGTCAGACCTACTCCACACAGGCGTAGGAAGTAGTTGTTCAAATGCCAGCTCTCTTGTAAGATACCATCCTTTAGGTTTACACAAGTCTGGCGATAATTTGCGCGAGCAGCCAGCCTGATAGCTTCATGCATTCCTGCATTGTTGCCTTTAAACTTGCCAATGTCTGTTTCTGTCAAGTTGCAAAAGCTCTTGTTGCCTAATAGAATTTCTACACAAGGATTGCAACCAGCAAACCAAGGAGCACGACGAAGAGCTTCGACTGCATTGATAAAGCCCGGCTCGCTGCCGCCTGCGTCCAACATCAAGTCAAAGATTTGACTGATTTCTTCATATGTAGGCTTTTTGCGGAATACTAAGCTATTATTGCTCTGTTGGCGCTGACTGTTTCCATGCAGCCACCAATCTTTCTTGGCTAGGGCAAATTCTTTCCACTCGGGCTGGTCGTATTCAAAAAGAGCAATTTCAGCACTTCTACGACTAGAGAGTATAGTCCCAAGCCAATTAACAATGTCGAGAATATCCATCCGAGTAAGAAGGCTATCGGCACGACCATTAAGAATACGGGCAATAGCACTATAAGCCACGCTAATCGCTTCGTCGCCACTTGAAATCCATCCATAACCCTTTAGCCTTTCACCAGCAGGTCGTAATTGACTAAAGTCCAACACCAAGGTTTCTGCCGGGTATTTACCCGCAAGCAGCTTGCCAATAGACTTTGCCCAAGCTTCTGCACTATCACCAACTTGAATTGTCCAAGTTTTTGTATCTTGGTCCCAGGTTTCCACATTGTGTTCATTTCCACCCTTTTCAGTTCGTGTACTACGAACAGTTCTGATGTTCTTGATGGGCTTTGAAAAACCGTTCAAGGTGCCTACAACTGGCTTGAACCCAACACCGCAGCCTTGTAGCAACAGCCATAACACGTCTACTACGTCGTATACTGTTTCTACACAGGTAAAGCTACAATTGAATTGACTAGCTTCACGAGTCTTAGCAACGTCTGTACCACCCAACCACAACGTGCGGCCACTGGTCAACACCTTGCGATCCAACATCAACTGTTCTAGATCGTACAGTTCTGCGTATTCCTGATCGCTTAGTTCATCACCTTTTGCTCGAAGCCACAGCCATTCTTGGTGATCAATCACTCGTGCAACTGTTTCTTGCCAGGTTTCAAAGTTTAAACCACTGTCGTCGGTAGGACGGTTATATGTACGCCGGGTTATTACTTGTGCTCTTGTACTTGGTACCATAATGTTCCTTAATTCTTTCCAGTACTGCCAAATCCGCCAGTACCGCGTTGTGTATCATTCCATTCTTCGTCTGACCAGTCGTCTACGTCAGGTTTTACCAATAGGATGGGCACTATTACAAGCTGCACAATTCGATCGCCTTGGTAAATAACAGGGTTAAAATTCTGTCCTCCAGTATACATGAGACTGGCCATAATCTCTCCACGATAGTCCGAATCAATCACGCCTACCGAGTTTGTCATTACGATCCCGCTCTTGCTCAGAGAGCTGCGCGGAATCAACATGCCTACATAACCCTGTGGAATTTTTACACTTACTCCTGTACCAATCAAAACTCTAATATTGAGAGGCATTTCGCAAGTGGATCTGGCCCGCAAGTCTAATCCAGCATCTGTGGGATTGGCTCTGGTGGGCATGCAATCCGGGTTCTGTAATTTAGTTTTCATAAACATTTTTTAGTGTTTGGTTAATGGTTTCACAATTCGTTGGACCCAGTGCTTCGTCACAGAACTCTAATAGGTCCATTAGTTTATAGTTCAACATCAAGTTGTCAGCACCAAACTCGTTAAGGTTTTGTACATATTTATATCGACTAGCAATCGGCAAATTAGCAATGATATCCCAGGTACTGCCATACTGAGATACCAGAGTTTGCGCCTTTTTCGGACCAATTCCGGCGACACCAGGAATGTTATCACCGGAATCGCCAGTAAGGCACTTGATACTAATGTGATCAGCAGGATTGTACTCATAGTGTTCGTTCCAATTCTCTAATGTAATTTCTTTGCGTGTAACGTAGCTGAACCGCATCACGTCTTCACACACCAACAGGTCCCAGTCTCGGTCTGACGAGATCAACACCACCTTGTCTATATCAAACTTTTTGCGGTGTTTGACAATATAGGCCCCAATGTCGTCAGCCTCACATTTGTCAAAACGAAACAGTGGATACTTTGATGAATTCTTGTAGTGATCCATGACACGATTGAACTCTGTGAAAAATCTTTCAAACGCAAGCTGTTCTTCTGGGGTTTGTTGATCAAACTTGTCTTTGCGGTTTTGCTTGTAGCCGGGATAAATACTCTTGCGATAGCTGCTGCTGCCACTGTCACAGGTCAGGATAACTTTGGCGGCTTTGTAGCTTTTGCGAAGGCTGTCTACTGTTCTGACATAGCTGTCGAGAAAGTCCGTATCACCACTATGCTTCCACCTAAAACCCAAGTTGAGACAGTCCACTATGATTGCAGTGTTAGGTTCCAGCTCTTGTACTTTGTTAAATTCAATACTCATGTTGACTCTGTAGTTAATCTGTTATTATACAGCATACGAGACGGTTATTCAAGACACAAATTTTGGTTTTTCTTGAACAATCCAGTCTTCTAGAATCGTTACATAGAACTCAAAACCGTTGCGACTGATGTACAAGAACGGAACGTGTGTTTCTGGTAGGGCCTCAAAAGCACAAAACAACTTACTGCGATCGTGTTTAAAGATGAGCAAGGGCTCGCGGTTTACTTGATCGGCTTGTCGTTTACACTGAGTCCACCACTCAAACAGCTGTGGGTTCTTATCTGTTAAGACTTTACTATTGAGGTGATCTTCTTTGTAGTGTTTACATTCTACGCACCACAGATTTGTAACGCCAGGCAGGTATAGATCACCTTTTAGCATGTGCTTAGGATCCAACGCGCCGCTGCCGGGAGTTCGCTCCCATTTAAGACCTGTCAATTCTCGAAGTTTATCTCTGATAACCGTTTCTGCTCTACTGCCCTTGTCTCTGCTATCAACCATTGTCTATCCTAGAAATGTTATTTTGTTTCATTACTGTAACCTTTTCTAGTAGAGGGTGTTGAAAGCCGTGACTTACTACAAAAGTATTTAGGTACTCTTCTTTGAGTAGTACTTCTACCAGCTTTTCTTTGCCTTCTAAGTCTAGGTTCTCAATGGTTTCGTCCAAGATTAACAGATTGATGCGAGTATTGCTCAAACTCTGCATCAGCTTGCGTATGCCCAACAATGCTGCTGCATTAACTCTGGCTCTTTCACCGCCGCTCAGGGCTAGGATTTCTATATCCTTGCCTTGATCTGTGATAACTACATTCAATTTATCACTGCCTGCAATTCTGAAACCCAACTGGAAACGACCGCCACTCAATTCGCCCAAGTACTCGTTGGTTGTAGACTCTAGGTCTTTTACTAAACACTCTATCTTGTAGGCAACCAGTCCTGTGCTACTAAATGTTTTTACCAAGACCTGTAGAGTAGACAGTTTGTCACTGGCTTCTTCTAGTTCACCTCTGTGTACAGCTAGGCTGGCTTCCATTTCTTCAAGCTGACTTAAAATAACGTCTACTTTGGCATTGTGAGCAATTGCTTTGTTGTTACTATCCGTAATCTTTTTAATCGTGTCTTTGATTTGCTGTATAGAAACTTCTGTAGACTTGATGGTTTGTTCCAGAGTCTTTTTATCTAGTAACTCAGTAGTAATATTGGGATCATACAGAGCATGGTATTCTTCGTATAGCTCTTTGGTTTCGTTTAGCTTTTCCCACTCTTTGACCTCAAGTTCTAGGTTACGAATCAGTGCTTCAAGTTCTTGAACTCTGACACTAGCACTAGCCTTGGAAGACCTTTGCTCTTCTAATAGATCATCTATTTTGTGTTTGTCAATGTCTTGTAGACAAGTAGGACATACACTACCCAACTTACCCATCTTGGAAATAAAACTGTCACAATCTTTGACAGTTTTAGCAAGCTCAATCTTTTCACAAGTATACTCGGGTATTTGACTACCAGGTTTTGCACCAACTGGTTGTAGTACTAAGCTTTCTAACAATTCTTTGTACTTATTGTTTTGTACAATTGCTTTGTTTTTGGCTTCAATGTCTCTGAGGGTATCACGAACAGTCTGACAGACCTCTTCCAACTCTTTTGGTTGATCTGGTACTGGCTGTACTTCTTGTTCTGTCAAATCAGCAGCTCGGTACTTCTTTAGCCAGTCGTCACAACTTGTTATCTTTGCATTTGCTGCTGTAACTGCTTTATCAACACCTGTAGCCAAGCCTTTAAACACATCTCCCAACTCTACATATTTTGTTAGGTTCAATAGGTCAATCAAAAACTTTTTACGATTGCCGTCTGTGGCAGTTAAAAACTCCAGGCTAGCACTACTACTTTGATACACAATCTGACAAAATGTCTTGTGATCGTAGCCAATAAGCTCTTCGATGGTCTTGTAGGTAGCAGTAGAAGTGTGACTACTAATATCTTCGCCGTCGCATGTCAGTTTAACAGTTTGTGTGGCTCCACGAACTGTTTTGACAGTATAAGTTTTACCGTCTTTGTCAAACTCCAGTTCGATAGAGTAGTTTTTTGCCTTGACGTTGCGGTTTAAGATGTCTGCTTTCTTGATGCCTTTAGAATTCTTGTTGTAGACAACCTCTTCTAGGATCAGTGCAATACTACTCTTACCGTGACCATTGCCACCAACAATCTGAGTCAGTGGGGAATTGTCAAAGTTTATCTCGTTATTTTCGCCGTAACTGAAGGGATTGCTCCACTTCATCTTTTTGAGAACAATCATTGACCTTCCTTGAAGTACTTGACTAGTTCATTAAATCCACCCACATAGTAGTTACCCACAAATATTTGTGGAACGCTACGAGCATCTGGCACCAATTCTAATAAGTGCTTTTTAGTCCATGGACCAGACGCATCTAGTTTTCTGACTTCTACTGTATAACCTTTTGATTTTAGCAAAGACACTGCATTGTTGCAAGCAAAACAATTTTCTTGACTGTATACAATTGCATTAGTTAATTCTGTGTTCATGGGTTTTTAATTCCTGCAATGCTTTTTGTATTGAGTCTTCATTTAAGTTCAATACATAGCGTAAGTACTCGCACACTTCTTCACTCAGTGTTAGTTCTGGAGATAAAATAAGTGCTGTATCAGTTTCACGTTTGACAATCTTTTTGTCTATCAAACTGCTGTCTTCTACACCACTCAATTCACTCATGTCGCCTTCTACCTCGTAGACAGTGTGGTGATAGTCTGTGGCAACCATGGCTTCGCCAGCCCTGACTGTTTTACGGATCAGTTGTGGTACCTCTAACTTCTTCCAAACATGCTCCAAAGTATCAGAATCCACAACAATAACGCCGGTGTCGACAAGACCGCGATGAAAACTAGTGGTAACGGGACTACCAGGGTAAAGAATATTACGCTGGCAATTGTCATAACTGTGAAGATCACCGGCGAGAACCAGACTCCAGCGGTCAAAGATTTCCAGAGGTACTTCGGGTTTAACATGTGGTGGTATCTCTCCTCTTACGTGGGTGCACAGTATACGATTGTGTAGGCTAACAAAAGTATTATCTGGATCTTTTTCCCACTCTTTGAGCTTGTTGTATGGTATAATATCTACTACTCCATTACTCCAGTAGTCGTCTACAACAGTCACCAATTCATTGATCTTGTTGGTAGCGCCTTTGAGATTGGTTAAAAAAGTAGTATTACGTTTGACTGCTTCGTGATTGCCGCTGTAGATGTACGTGGGAATGCTGCAGCTGGCCACAAAGTCAAAGTAGACTTCTAGCTCTTCCATGGACGGTAGCTTGTCAAATATGTCACCACCCACAATCATGATATCACACTCTTTTTGAATCTCCCACAGCTGATCCATCAAGACTTCATATCGATTGCGTGCCCATTCAACAGGGACATTTTTCTGGCCAAGCTTAATGTGAATATCTGCTATAAATAGTATCTTCATAACACCTCAGTGAGAAAAGCCCCTAAGAGTTGTAGTTCTTAGGGGCTTTTTAATTAACCTAGTTCTTTGATAGACTCTGGGTCTACACCGTCTTCACCATCACTAGCAGCGCCTGCTACAATCTTTTCGAGAGCGGCTTTTACTTCTTCTGGAGAAGGACGTGGGAACTTTGAATCAATGTTTTCCGCTCCTTCGGCCAAGGCCCTTTCATCTGGTGTCAGTGCACGAACCTTGCACTTCAACACACTTAAATTGTACTCTACATTGAATGGTAGAGGGCCGGTCTTGGTACGCTTGAATACAACATCCCAACCACCATCATAATCAGTCGGGTCGCCCAAATCTTCTGCTGCATTGATGATTTGCTCAAACAGCTTCTTTTTCAGGTTTAGTGCCTTGACCTTGCCGTCTTTGGGATCGATGCAATTGATTGAGTACGCCCAGCTGCACTTCTTGTCAGAGAAGTAGCTCGGTACGTGGTCTACTTCCACATTTGTAAACTTTTCCTTTTCACGATCAAAGGCCAAGCACTCGATAGGGATGTCTTTGTTGTTGGTACCCTTTAGCCAGTACACATATCGTGGTAGGACCCCGCCGATAAGACGAACAGTATTGTCACCGTCTTTGTACTCATAAGCCTCTACAGACTTCTTAACTGCCTTGCCTTTTGTTTCGCCAAATTTTAGAGCCATTGTAAATTTCCTCGTATTTGAATTTGATTAGATTGGTTTCAATAATTAATAATGGATTGTTTTTTATTTTATCTATTAAAAGATCTGGAAAAAATGATCTGTCTAGTGTTATCACACCGTATGTTTTATATAGGAACCAGTCACGACGTCCTGCCAATCGCACGTATTGCGTTCTATAACCAGGGTCAATGTTTTCTAGGTTCAATACTGGATCTGGATTCAGTAAGTAACTGGTGCCTTTTAACGATGTTTTACTAGGTTTATATTTAGATTTAGAGCTAGAGGGGATGCTGCCACGGTGATGATAGGTAAGCAGTGCTAAGAATTTATCGGGGTCACCTGCAGCTTCCCTCTCCAAGACCTCTAAGTTAAAAAATAAAGCCATTATCTGCCTTAAGAAATACTATTATAGCATTTATGATTTATTGTGGCAAGTCAAAATTTATCTTGCCTTACAATCTTTCTACTGTCCAGCCCTTGTCCATGTAAAAACCCAATCGCAGTGCGGCTTGACGTTTTTCTGGTCCACTAGCAAATGCTATGTCTAGTACAATAGGATCTGGTTTATTTGGGTGTAGTCTCATGACTCGCCCAATTATTTGTTCTAAGCTGATGGGATTGGAGGTAGGTACTGCCAATATAACACAACTCAGTCTGTTAATGGAGATTCCTTCTGAGAAGATTTGACGGCTTCCAGCAACACACATTTTTGTTTCACTTTCGAGTTCTTCAATGATGTGTTTGCGTTGTTCATATGTTGTGGAGCCTGTAACAAGCGCGCAAGTTTCTTTTCCAATCTTGTTTCTCACTTTCTCCAAAAACTCAGTTCGGTCAGCCACTATCAACACACTGTGTCCATGGCCTATCTGGATTGCTGCCATGGCTGCTACAAAGTTTTGATAGTCCTCACTGTAGAGTAGATCGTTGATCTTTTCTACCCAGGTTCCATCATTTTTTAAGTGCAGTCCTGTGTTTACAATCTTTACCGTTGGGTTCAGTGTATGACTTTGTGGAGGTCTGTAAATCTTGTCACCAAAGTAGTCACGAAACACAACGTGTTTGCCATCTGTACGTTCCATTGTACCACTTAAAGCAATACGATATCGGCTATACATACCATCTATCAATTGCCCAAAAGTTTCAGCAGGTACGTGGTGAGCTTCGTCTAGTATGATGGTACCAAACTCCTTACTCAAGACTGCTATGTGCTTGATGACAGTTTGAATGTTGCCGATGACAATAAAGTGATCTTCAATATCAAAGTCACCACTGCCAATGATTCCAGGCGTCAAGCCGTAAAGACTTTGTACTTCGCCTATCCACTGATCACGCAAAAAGGTATTGTGAGTGATTACCAGTGTTTTTTGACCAAACTTGCGAGCCAAGTGTAAGGCAGTAAATGTTTTACCCCAACCCACTAGTGCGTTTATGAAACAGGTATCCTCAACCTGATCGTACACTGGTTGTTGACTGTCTCGTAGCTGAAACCGTGGATTTGGGAAGGGTACTTCGTGAGTGACCCTTTTATCTACGATTTCATACTCTGGTGGTATCAGGTCCCATCGACCCTGAGGAATACTCACTATGTCTCGTGGCAGAATCTTGTAGTTTTTAATGGTTTCAATCTTCTTGGTTTTGCCCTTTTGACCAGCTCTGGTTTCGATCCGGTATGTAAGGCTATCTATCAACTGCTTTAGGTGTTCGTGGTTTTTTGGTTTTAAGTATATTCGATTGCTAACAATTGCTTTTGGTTTTTCTGCTGTCATACCATTCTTACTGTGTCGGTCAGTTTGTCTGGATACAGTCCGTATAACAAGTACCCTGTACCCACCAATAACAATCCGGCATATTTACAGTCTTGGTTTGGCGCGTGCAAAACTTTGAATCTGGTTCCAACGCCCTGTACTTCTACAATGGCACCGCCTGTTTTGATAGGAATGATCTGACTGATACTCTTGAACACAAGAGGCACCCTTTTGGTCTTACGGTACTCAAAAACATACCCGGTACTATCAATAAACCAAGTGCCACCCTTGCTTAACTTGATCATGTCGCCTAGAAAAAACACTGCATGTCTCAGCTTTGCCAAGGCCACGCCACTGTTCTTCAATTGCAGCCTTCTCATGGCAAGACTGTTGCCTGGTGTACTGGTATCGTCAACTACTAGGGTCTTGGTTTCTACCTCACCATCTTTGTGGTGAGTTTCGTAGTGGTAATACCAACGTGTGCCTTCACGATTGGGCTTGTCATGACCCAAGTGATAGATTGGAAACTGGATCTGATTAAGCATTTTTAACAAGAATTCCGTTTTCTAGTGTGTAGTGTTCTTCGAACTTGTCAAAGCTGTAGTCTTGGCCCACATCTTGATCTACGCCAATAGGTGATCCCAGGATGCTGCAGCCGCGGTCTTTTTGTGTGTTAAGTTTCAAGATTTCACAGTAAGTTTCTACGTGTTCGTCTTTTACCAGTGCTACAATGCTGTCGTGTACCAACATAAAGATTTTAGCGTCTAAGTTGATGTTATTGCAAAAATCCTGAGTGTCCATCGCCCCCAATAGATTTACGTCTGAGGCTAGGCTTTGTACTTCCGCGTTAATTCCCGAACGTACTTCATGCGCTGCAATTCCTTTGTCCGCTGAGAATACGTTTGGTAGACGCCTTTTACGGCCAAAGAATGAATATGTATACCCATTAGTCTCAATGAATGTCTTTCGCTGATCCAGCCAAGTCTTGAGCTTCTTGAAGCGAGTAAAATACTGGCTAATGTCGTCTTTTGCTTGGGAGATAGGGTAGGATTCTCCAGTTGCTTTCGTAACCGACTGGCTAACCTTTGCTGGGCCCGAACCGTATAATATTCCAAAACTGATTGCTTTCGCACTCTGACGTAGAGAGCCATACTGTTTCTTAACATCTTCTACCTCACATGGTAAGTTGAATACCATTTTAGCAATACTACTGTGAAAGTCTCCGCCACTGGAGAACACACTTTGTAGGTTCTTGTCACCACTCAACACAGCAGCATAATACATCTCTGCTGTTGTCAAGTCCTGACTTACAATCTTGTAACCAGTTGGAGCGACAATACATCCTTTAATGATAGGATCGTCTCGTGGAATTTGCTGAGCATTAAATTTACCACTGCTAGATAAACGCCCGCTTGTGGTAAAGATAAGATTAAAATTGGTACGAATTCGGCTATCACGATCTAACTCCGGTAATATTTTGCTAACATAGCTTGACTGAATCTTAGCAAGCTGGCGTACAGTGAGGATCTGGGCAGGGAGGGGATGCTCTTCACTGAGTTCTTCAAGTACTTCAGCATCGGTTGATAGTGCCCCCGTTTTGGTGAGTTTGCCTGTTGGAGTAAGTCCCACATAGTCAAATAACACTGTTCTAAGCTGTTGAACTGAATTGGGGTTGAAGATCTTGCCACTATCTTTTTCAAATGCTTTAACTTCCTCAAAACTATAAACCTTTTCTTTAGCTTCTAAAATCCACTTGTCCAAGTAACCGCCGGCCGCCTCCAATCGTGGCTTGCTCATGGGAATGCCCACCTCTTCCATGTCCATCAAGAACAAGGTGCCACGGATCAACAGATTTTGGTACACCCAAGTCAGTTTGGGATTCTTTTGGATCAACGGATGGAACTTTTCGTACAATTCTAGGGTCACAGCAGTGTCGATTGAGGCGTACTTGCTGATCACATCAAAGGGAATGAGGTCGTAGGTAAAGTCCTCTTCTAGCAGGCCATACTGCTTGCAGTAACTCTTTTTGAAGTCGTCTAGTTCACTGTCGTAGTCGCCATAGTCGGTGTACTTTAGGGCCAATTGTTTTAAACCGTGACTATCTGTTTCGTCCAGTACATAGTGCATAACCATAGTGTCATGCACTCTGGCTCTGTTGAAGTCGATGCCTAGATGGTAATAGATCATCTTGTAGTCAAACTTCATGTTGTGAAACACAATGCTGTACTTGTCGACGATCCTGTTGATCAAGTCCAGGTGCCGGACGTCTAACACATCTGTCAAGATATATCGACCCTGCTTTTTCTTGTAGCTCAAGCTCAAACCCAACACATAACCATCTCGTGGATACAGTGCAGTTGTTTCCGTGTCTAGTGCAACCACATCTACCGCATTGTCGAACACTTCTTGTAAGTACTCCAGTGCTTCTTCAGAGTCGTTGATGCCCTTAAAGTCGCCAGTTTGACTACTATTTTTGACGTTGCCTGCTGCATACTGCTTGATCTTGTCTGCTGCACGCTCAAAATCTGGCTTACCCTCTGGCTTAAAAATCAGCATGGCTGGGTTGGTAATACATACCCACTTATCGTCAATCAACAATCCAGCATAGTTGGTAACACTGCTGACTTTGGCATACTCTTTTGCAGCCTCTGAGCCTACCAAGATCACTAGGTCAAACGGATCTAACAGACTCCGATCCAAGTCCACATCTTTTTTCAGCAACTTTTGAATTGGTACTGAACTCATGTGAAAAACCTCAAACTCAAAGTCAAAGTACTTTGAGTAGTCATTACGACTAGGTGCTTTATCAACTATTGCTATCTTTTTCACTTATGTATTCCTTGATGCTGTCCACATACTCTTGGCTCAACTCACCTGGGTCACTGTCTTCTTCTAATACAATCTTTTCAGTTATGTACCCACATTCTTGTAACACAGGTTCCAGTTTGTTCATCGCATCCTGTCCTGCTTTATCGCCATCGTACATGAGATATAATTTTACTATGCCCTGAGCTTTCAAACCCAACAGTTTAAGCTCTGGTTCTTTGAACAGAGTGTTTGTTCCAAAGGTACAGCATACGTTGTGCAACCCCTTGTCGTACAGGTTCAGCATGTCAAATATGCCTTCTACTAACACTGCACTGGTATATCGTTCGGGGAACACCTCTGGGTAGATTGGCATTGTTACACCACGAGGATAGTTCAAGTAACGCGGGTTGCCGTCACTCATCATGTGGCGGCCTACGTATACCATGTTTTTACCACGAATGTCACGAATGGGAAACCAGATTCTGTCAGTTAATTCACTGCCACTGTTGACGTAAAAGGAATCGAACTCTTTTAAGGTTTTAACACTGATACCTCGAAAAGACTTTGTCATTGGAACAAAGGCCTCTGGAAACTCCACTCCGTTGAAGTTTAGGTTTAACTCTTTTAACTTTTCTTTTAGTTTTGCCACTTTGATACTAGTAAAATTACCTACTACGCCAAAGTGTTTGAATATGTTTGTTTTAAACCCACAGCTAAAACAATGACTGACTCCAGTGATGCGATCTACTCTGAAACTGGGGTTGCTGTCGTCATGCTCAGGATTGAGACAGCGTATAAGGTAATCCCTGCCACTCACTGTGAAACTGATGTTTTGTTTATTTAGTAGGTCTAGTACGTGGTCCGTCATATATGCGTTTTTCCCAGTTGTATCCTGCTTCGGCCCGTTTAACTACGCGTTCCAACTTTAGTTTAATACCTACAAGTTCTTTGTATTCTCTCAATGAGCCAACGTAGTTTGCAAGACTAAACTTACCCAGAACTATACTCATTAACTCATTGGCTTCTTTTAAGTTTTTAAGTTGCTTTTCTTTGTAGTTCATATGTTCCAAGGAATATCACTGTCGCTGTCGTCTTGCTTTGCTGCTTCTTTCTTTTTCGAAGCTCTCTTGACGGTTTCTTTTTTCTCAGGGGCTTCAATCTCATGAGGGCTGATGCGCAAGCTATCCCAGTTGATTGGTGATGTAAAAGTCATTTCACGACCGCCACGAATCTTTGTGGTAGAGAAGGTGAGTGCACCCTTGTCTTTTTCATGAGCCTCCATTACCAAAGCAATGTCAGCAGCATCAAGAATGCCCTTGGCAAACCGTGCCTCACCACTTGCATCAATCTGATAAGGGCTAACCATAACAAGATCGTATTTTCTACCCAATTCTTTCAACTTTTTAGAGATTACAATCTGTGGCTGCCAATCAAACTGGCTGGCTCCTTCAACTACAATCTGGTTCAAGTAGTCTACTACTGCCACTGTAAACTTGTCACCAAACTTGGCTTTCAATTTACCCAAGTGTAAGTCTAGACTGGTCAGGGTCAGTGCACGGTCATCAATGATAATCATTTGATTGTCAGGCTTCAATCGCTTTTCACGTACTAAAGCCTGCTCAAATTTGATCTTGTCTCGGTGAGCTTTGAAAGCTTCTACCAGGTCATCACTGTCTTGAAACATCGCCGCTCTGGCTTTGACAACCTTTAACAGTTCTTCTTCTGTTAAACGATTTTGTTTCAAGTTTTGATGACTCACATCAGCCAAGATGCTCAAGTTACGTTCGAGCACCTCGTGTGCAATCATTTCAATACTGAAGATAACACTTGTATTACCAGACTCGTACTGGTTAACAGCAATATTGCTGCTGCAAATAGACTTGCCGCTACCTCTCTTACCGCCAATGAGAACGAGCTCCTGCCTTGCAACACCAGCGAGGGTAGCATCGAAAGTATTGTTAAAACCAAGGTGTATACGGTCACGGGCTAGTTCCTCTGCATTCTTGAACAACATAATGTCTGCCATGTTGTAGACGCCCTCTGTGGTGAGAGTCTTGTCATCCAACGTCAACACCATTGCAGCCAGGTTTTCCTTGATTTCCTGTGTGTCGTAGACTGGCAGTTTGTCTATAAACTTATCTAGTAGTTTGATTGTTTCGTTTTGTGTGTATTGGTCTATTAAGGCATTTAAGGCTACTTCAGAACTAATGTCAGGATTGTCGGCCAGTTTGAGCGTGGCCAACGTTCTGAGAGCAGGACCTTCTCGTAATGTGAGTTCTAACTCATCAAAAGAAGGAATTGCACTGTAATTATCGTAGTACTTCTTAACTGCGCTATACAGACTTGAAAAAGCTGGATCCAGAAAGACGAGCTTTAACCTGGACCAAATGTCCAAGCTCCTTTCTGTCAACAACTTGTTTAAGACAATAGCACTACAATCCATTATACTACTCGAGATTCGTTATCGATAATTACTTGATCAATTATTTCTTCTACTTTATACAATACGTCGCTGCGAAGCTTTTTAATGTCTTGCTGATAGTTGTCACCACTATCATACAACAAACTCAACTGTTCATGTGTAGTCAACTGTTGCAGTCCAAAGTAAATCATGTCGTACGCCATTGTACTTTCAGGCGTTACTTCTACTTTGCAAGCCTTGCCATAGTTATGCGTTGCTTGGCGCACCACTTCTTCAACGGTCAGGCTGTCGTTATCATGATACGTTATTGTTACCTTCATGATTCTCCAGTGCAAAAAGGGATAGAGTTTTTAGTCTCTATCCCTTGTATATAAAACTGCTGTGTTTAAGCAGCTACGGCCTTGGCTTCAGCCTTGGCCTTCTTTGCTTGACCGTCATAGTCAGCAACCTTGATGCCACGACGGGTTAGGAGCGTCTTGATGCCACGCTCTGTCTTGTCTGCTGCGGCTGCGATTTCTGCAACAGTCATGGTAACAACCTTGTCACCCAGAGCACTCACGGGATCAACCGTGTTCTGTGCATGGCTTTCACGCTGAGCAGGGATCTTTTCGATCTGACCGTTGCGTGTCAGGCTCAGTGCCTTGCCGCGTACGCTTGCAATGCTCTTGTTCAATGCGACAGCAATGTCTTCGATGAACTTGCCAGCCTGTACCATAGTCACAAACTTGGTTTCTTCGGCCTCGCTGTAGGTACGCGCAGCTTCTACCTTTTCAGCAGGCTTTACTGAACCCGTTAGTTCTAGGGCTAACAGCTTGCCCTGAATTTGCTTGGCAGTGAACTTGCCATCAGCAAAACGCTCTGCGATTTCCTTGTAGGTCAGTGCGCCAGCCTTGCGAGCAACAAATTCCTTCAATGAGTTTGTTTCGCCTTCAGTAAATGCACTGGTCTTTTCCTTGGCCATGGAAGCTACTTCGCGGTCAAGTTGACGTAGCTTGCTTGCCACTGAACGAGTACTGAAATCTAGTTCAGCAGCGGCTTGTTCTACCTTGGCTACGCTAACTGGGCTGGCCGTACCTACAATGCTTAGTAGACGCGCAACAGCCTCATCTGACCACTTCTTTGCTTTTTCTGTCATGTTTATGCTTTCTTTAAAAATTGAGTTAAATTGTCAACGATTGTTATACCGTATTGTTCTGCTTTTTTACGCTTAGAACTGTTGTCATTAGCTTCGTCTACCAAGTAACTCAGTGTTTTTGTAACACTGTCAACTACTTTGTACCCGGCTGTGACCAGTGCTTCACTGGCCTCACTCTTGGTCTTAAACGAAGTCAATTTACCTGTGATACAAACAGTTGGTCCGCTTGTACTGTGGGTAACTTGAACGTTGGAACGGAAAGAGAACGGTAAAAACTCCTTCAATTCCTTGTATTCTGTTTCTAGCCAATCCATCAAATTGCTTGTGGCTTTGTCTCCCAATCCTGCTTGTTTACACTTTTCGTGGTCGATTTCGTCAATGTGGGCCACAGCACCAGCAATCTTGTTGCTGGCTGTGGTTCCAATCAGTGGAATGGAAAAACTACTCAACACTGTTGCCAAGTCAGCACCCCTGGCTTTATCAATCTCACCCAATAGTTTGATGGCCACCTTTGTGCTGCCCAGTGCCTCGACCAATTGATCTTGTTCTAGGTAAAAGATTTCTGTCAAGTCGCTCAGTTGAAGCTTCTCCACAGTTTTAGGGCCAAAACCCTTGATGCCCAGTGTCTTACAAAAGTGTTCTACTTTTGAGTATAACTGAGCACTGCAACCAACATTGCGACAAAACAGTTGGTCGTTGACTTGTTGGAGTGTGTAGTCACAGCAGGGGCAGTTGGTTGGAATGAGGATCTTCATGGCTTTTTAACTATTTAGAACAGTAATTATAGCTTGTTTGATAGCTGTATGCAAGACAAAATTTGTTGTGCCCCAAGGCCTAAAATACACTTGACCTACTCTACCTTGTAGACAATTTCGGGAATGATTTCACCTGCCCTGCGAATCGCCACTCGGTCACCGATGTGTAAGTCTAGGGCTCGGATAAATCCTGGATTGTTTAAAGTGGCACGGCTTACCATGGCATCACCTACTAACACTGGCTCCAAGATTGCGACAGGAGTTACCTTGCCAGTCTTGCCCACACCCCACTCTACATCCAGTAGCACAGTTTCAACGCACTCACCACGAGTCTTTTTGGCATACGCTCCACGAGGATGTTTTGCAGTATAGCCTAACTGTTCAAAAGTCTGGTTACTGTCTACACGAAACACCACACCGTCTGTGGGATAGATGTGGTGTAGGTTGTCGTCAAATACGGTGTTGAAACCCCAGCTCTTCAAACACTTCAAGTCCCAGGTATAGCTTGGTGTCAGGGCTGGAGTGCACTGATAAGCAAAGAACTCCACACTGCGGGTGGAGAACTCCTCCAATGAACCCAGGTTGAGAGCACCTGCTGCATAGTTGCGGCTGTTTTCCACATGGGCTGGGGCACATACTTCGCCTGTGACCTGAAGCACCCCACTCTGGTCGATGGTCTTGGGCACAAGTCGGGCCAGTTTGGGTGTAACATCGCGCCCCTCTTTGCCATCCCCTCGGGTTAGTGCACGCACAAACACTCCGTCTACATACAGAAGGGACACAGCCGCGCCGTCCAGTTTGGGAGTCATTACCACATTGGTATAGTGTTCAAACAGTGGGTTAGGGCGGTCTTCGTCTTCGTACCACTTTTGCAGTGAGTACATGGGGTACAAGTGCCGTTGTACATCGCCATGCTGAACAGCGCCTACTTTGTTGTAGCCACAGCTTTCAGCAAGATTGTCAAACTGTTCGTCTGAAATAATAGGTGTACCATTGTAGTAGTGACGACTGGCATTGTCTAAAAACTCTGTTAGATTGTTCATAGTTCTATTGTAGTGGGTTTGGGCTGAGACTTCAAGTGAGAAATTTTGTTTTCCAAGTGTTGGATAATACTGTCTGCACCCTCTGCTTGACTACACAGCTCCAACAACCCATCTAGTACAGCATAAGTATTTTGAATTGTAGCAGGAATGGATGCACCCTCTTTGGTTGCAATCCACTCACCCTCATAGCTCAAAAAGTACTTTCGTAGGTGTAGGTACTCTACCTCACGAAAGCTGCTGACCGTTAAGCGATACTGGTATCCCTTTTCCATGTTTTCATAGATTAACTTCTCATAAACATCCATGCTATACCTTTACACCCAGTTCTGTCAAGTGCTTTAGTGATGCCAGTTCGCTAGCAGGTTGATAACAATACTGTTGCCAGCGGTCGCTCAATAACCACAAACGATACACGTATTCTTCTGGGTGAGGAAACTCGCCTTCCACCACAGCCATGCTGTCATAGCGTGCACTGTAGACTCGTTCACCCATGTCAAACTTTGTACGAACTGCACCTTCTGGGATCAGTTCGGGTTTGAAGTAATCGTGCGATCTGCTACGGATTGGCACTTCGTACCGGTCTAACACCTGTTTTACAAAAGTGTTAGGCCGGTGGATATTGTTGCTCAAACTGTCGATTGTGTCGCCCTCCAGGTAACCACTGATAATATAGCTGATCTCTTCCGGTGTGGCGGGTGTTCCGCGCTTTTCTTGACGATAGCGACGATCACGCGCCTTCTTTTCTTTGTGCTTTTCGATGAGATTGCCCAATCTGGTGGTATTGTAGGCAATGTTTAAGATCGAGCACGCCTCTTTTTTGGTGATTGGCTTTTCGGCCTCCAACAGTGCAATAACTTTGTCTAGGTTGGAGGGATCCAGCTTTTCATCATCACCGTTTTTAGTCTTCTTAGAGGGCACGATTCATCACCTTTCTTTCACCGTTTTCATCAAAACCACACAATACTTGGGGAACGTCACTCCAGTCGGTCCAGGTGTGCTCTGTTACCCAACCCGGGTTACCATCAGCGCCCATTGTGGACCGGACTTCGCGTTCACGAACTCTGTACTGCAACACACGGTGGCCACTTCCAAAAACCAGCCAGCGAAGTTCAATCATAAATCCTCCAATAACGACTAAAGGCGGCCTGAGCCGCCTTTTAATTAACCAGAGATAACGCCAGTCAGATAGACAGCGGCCTTGCCGGTCAGCTTGTCTAGAATTTCATCGTCTACGGTACCACCCTTGGCAGCAATAGCAGCCTTCAGTGCAGCGATGCTGCTCTCCTTCGAGACACGCTTAGTGCCCTCTGCGCCACCGCTTGGCTTCTTGGTATCGCCACCACTGGCTGCTTCCTTTTTTACATAAACGCCTGCTTGTACCAACACCATACGTACGCCGTTGGGGCTTTGTTCAAAAGTTTCTGCAATATCTTTGATGATTTCGGTACTGGTCTCAGGAGTGGGTTCTGCATCCTTGTATGCCTTGATTACTTGAGCCTTGGTTTCGTCGGTCCATGCCATGGTTGTTTTCCTTTAGTGATAAGATTTAGTTGATTTAGGGGAATAGCCACACTGCAAGAGTTCTTCTTCCAGCAGTTTGTCGTACAGGGCTTCGTAACATGCCACAAGCGTGTACAGTGTGTCTGTAGGCACAACACTGGGTGGCAGGTCTTCTGGATTCAGTTTGTCACTGCACAGTTCTTCAATCTTTTCCTTGACTTGTAGGCTCTGTTGAAGCGTTTGAAATAACAGTTTGTTATCCCACACTCTGAACTTGCGGTGTGATTTTGAATTCATTGACATTATTATAAGTGTTTGGGTTGTGTTGTTCAAATGCAAAATTTTTGACCATAACCAATCATACTCACAGCTGTTTAAGAACATTTAGTCCCCAGGATCGTCTAGGGCATTCAGTCCTCTCATACCTTTGGCATCGCCTCAAAAGTTCTAAACCCACCACAGGTTGTCGAGGAACTCGGTAGAGATAGGTATCACCCAGTGAGTCAGGCTGCTGGTTGGGCACTTTGCTCTCAGATGATTGGTTATGGTGCCGCTTGAGGGACTCGAACTCTCGACCTACCGCTTACAAGGCGGTTGCTCTACCAACTGAGCTAAAGCGGCAAGTGGCACGACAGCCCATCCTGTTTTCGTCGTGCGCGGAGGCGGGTTCCTCAAGGGGGTGTACAGGCCCGCCAATACAAGCACTAGTACTTTGAATACAGAGTACCAGTCTTCTTTATCAGTGAAGTGCTAGTATTTTATAAACACACCGGGGACCACGGTGCGCACCGTACGGCCTGACCCGCGGAAGGTGTCTCGAGAATACTCCGCATATATGTATTAAGTGGCGGTGTGCTTATAGAATACTATTTTATTAAGACACCGCACTTACAGAGGTAACGCGTACCACGGCTAGATCTCGCCTCAATGTCTTAATAAAATGCCACATGATTTGTAACAAGGACATGTGGCCAAACCCTGGCTCAGCTAGTTTTTTAGGCTGCTAGAGCGTAAACGCTGTCGTTTGCATTTAAGTTTTTGCTGTTTCGGATTGAGAAACCCCAACCCTACGGCTTTCACATTGCCGGGTTGCCGTCTTCACTATCTCACGCTGTCGAAACCACATCCGGCCCATCAAAAACATATTAGTACACAGTTTTCCCATTTCAGGTTTTAGAGTACCTTATCGGGCTAATATGCTTTTGGTGGACCGGGGCGGGAATGATCCGCCGTCCAACATGCCTTCGATCTGACAGAATTACAACCATATTCTACTACAATCGGGACTCGAACCCGTATGCGACCCGTTCTTCCTGGCCTGTCTACTCTGTATCCGGATTTAGGAGTAAACTATCGGTGTTCCAGTGTAGTCGGCTAAGTAGTGGTACTAGATTTCTTCGGTGACAACACCATCCATCTTGTCTTCAAAAAACTGACGGTACCGGTGGGTTAAATCGTACTGACGTTGCAGTGCTTCAACCTGTGCCAGGAACGTAGAACGGGCTGCTTCATAGGCCAGTGCAAAACCAACCACGGCCTCATCGTCTTGTTCGGTAACGTCGATGCCGCTCAGTTTGGTGGTGGGCTCCTGAACCACCAATACTTGGCGGTTACTGATCTTGCCTTTCAGGTCTGTGTATACAAATGTTTTCAGTTTCATGGGGTTTTACCGTTTGAGAACAACTATTATAGCCCAAAAGCTCAACACTGTCGAGTGAAAAATTTATTGGGTCTTTTCCAGGTTGAGGGCAAGTGCATTCCGAAAACGGGCACCCATGCTGGGTACTATGCACGAAGCAATGATCAGTGGAGCGATCAACACACTCATCAAGAAAAAGGTCACTACACTGATCTTCCAGTAGGTCACCACCATCAGCTCAGGGTGTGTGATCCTCAAACTGGAAATTACAGGCCAAAACAGTTCATATACTGCAACCAATCCTGTGGTGACTGCGCATAGGAGATAGAAACTGATGACTGTCATTGAACCCACCTTGCACGTGCACCAAAGCTAAACATGACCTTTTCATTGGTGTTGGGTGGTCGCTCCTTGCTGTACGGTCCGGGCGATAACAGTGCTGCAGCTTGGAGTTTTTCATTGTTGGAAAACATGTCCATGTCTACTCGGCCACAGAACCTCTTGAACAGCACGGCTTGACGAATCATACTGTGCGTCCAGAATGGTGTTGTTGGGGTACGTCGACGGTATGCCACATTGGTGATGGCCTTGGCCAGTTGTTCGTTGTTGGGGTGGTCTTTCAGTGCCCTCTTCAAACGCTTGATACGATTGCGCTCCCAAACTCGCGCCGACTTGTAGTTTGCTGACTGAGAAACCTTGCTGTTGCCGCCACTCTTATTTGCCATATGTTGTAAATACCTCGTAGTATGTTGTTTTGTTTTCTTTGTGTTCTAAAATCTTGATCAATCCCAACTCTTCCAAGAACCCCATGCAAGTTACCACTTCCTCTGGGCTTTCACAGACGACGCCACCCATAAAGAGGTAATCTTTGATATGATTTACCACTTCTAGGGTCAGATAGTTTCCAGATAGGGGTTTTAAGTAGTCAAGTATTAGACCCAGTGGATTGAAGTTGTTCTGATAGATTTTCATTGTGTAACACATCCTTCAGAGCCGGAAACTCGCCTAACAAGATGTCTAAACAGGCCTGGGCTACTTCACGGTGCTCTTTTTGGGTACCCATATCTGTTCTGAGCATGCAGTAGTGAATCCAGCTGCGTACACTTCCGGCCATATATAGACGGCTATGTGTTAAACCTTCTGGCAACACAGCACGAGCCTGCTCTTTAGCAATACCGTTGGTCAAGGCCCAGGTATACGCTCGTTTTACTACTCGTAACACGTCCTGTTGCTGAGACTGCCAAACTTCCACCAGCTCTTTGTCGTCTGTCTCCAAACTGGCCTGACGATTCTTGAGGTCTTGCATTCGTGCTTCACGGACCTCAAAACCCAAGTCGTCTGCACGGGCATATCGTTGGCTGAATTCTTGGAAAGAGAAGCTGCGATGACGCAAGATCTGGCGTGCAATGTCACGGGTAGTGTTGATCTCCACTACCATGTGAGCCATTTCAAAGGGGCTCCAGTGTTGGTTTTTCACCAAGTATTTAAGCAGCTTTGGCGCAGTCTCTGTGTTGAGCTGGTTACTGGGATTGCTAACACGGGCAATATAGGCCAACATGTCGTTGACAGTTGGAACTTCTGGAATCTTGCTTTCTGTGACTCCTATCAATTTTACAGCGTTCAACGGCGGTCTTCCTTTTGAAAGAAATCCAGTACTTGGTCTAGTTCATTGTAGGTACGTTCACGAATGTTATCACACTCTTGTATCATCTTATGCATCTTTTTAGCTGCAAACAACACCATATCTGCTTCGTGCGCATTGTCCAATGCAAGTGGAAAGTGTCGGCCACAGGTGTCATAGAAACACACCTGGTCTTCGTCTAGTACGGCACGGTACCAATAGTGTTGTCCGTCATGTTTAAATGTTTCACTGGGATCAACATTGTTGTATTCGTTGAAGTCTACGGGGCCAAAAAATAGTTCCATTACTTTCTTTCTTAGGTTAAAATTAAAAACGCAAAAAGCCACAGCAAAATCTGCTGTGGCTCGTGTTGGTACCCCCGGCCGGACTCGAACCGGCACGCACATAGTCGGCGAGGGATTTTAAGTCCCTTGTGTCTACCAATTCCACCACAGGGGCGTACATCAGGCAATGACGTCGTGATAGAACATACACAGCAGGTTGCCTACAATGGTATCATCATGACCATAACGAACAGGAACCATGACGGTATTTCCATTGACAAAACGATCTACTGCTAGTTCTGCACCAATCTTCTTGTTGAAGCTGTCTTTGGGTGAGCAATATGCCAGAGCAACCTCTACCATACGAGTGTTACGCCAGTTGCTGCACTTGCGATAAGCAATTGTAACACCGCCACGATTGTCGTGACGATTATAACCATGACAAATTCGAAGGTCTAAATCTTCTATGTCGTCTAGGTAGGTGTTGGTATACATAGGGGTTGGATTGATTGGAAAAGGCCAGGCTTGTTGTGCCTTGGGAAAGTCAATCTTGTTACGGGTGTTTGTTTGGTAAATTATCATGGTGATGTTGTGGTTAGTTGGCGGCCTCAAGGGGAATCGAACCCCTGCCATCGCCGTGACAGGGCGACATTCTTGCCGTTAAACTATGAAGCCGACTTATTCCAAGCTGCTTGGATTTGTTCATAGACTTGTTCAAACTGTTGTAGAGTACAGCCAGTACTTTTCATTACAAAAGTTCGAAGTTGTTCGCCTACCATGTTTAGGTCCAATGCAGTCACGATTGTCTTAAAGACAAAGTATTCATTATCCATATATTATAGTCCAAATAACACAACACTTCAAGTCAAAAATTAAGTTGGTCCACTCTCTTGGAATCGAACCAAGTCCCCTGGATTTTCAGTCCAGTGTACGCACCAGCTATACCAAAAGTGGTTGGTAGGATGTGACGGACTCGAACCGCCGACAGTCGTCTTGTAAGGGCGATGTTCTACCACTGAACTAACATCCTATGGAGCGGGCAGGGAGAGTCGAACTCCGCGTTCTTCAGCTTGGAAGGCTGTTGGTGGCCCCTTCACCTTGTCTGCCCGCACGTACCTCTTCAACCTCAACAAAGTTGTGGTTGTCAAAACTCCACAACAGGTAGCTTTGTGGAGTGTCATCAAAAATCTTTATTACGTCCATATTAAATCCTTAGGGGTGACCTACGAGACTCGAACTCGTACCCCCACAGTCACAATGTGAGGTGCTGACCATTACACCAAGGTCACGCCTAAGGATTTGGAGCCACCGGAGAGACTCGAACTCCCGACCACTACGTTCGTAGCGTAATGCTCTTCCACTGAGCTACGGTGACCTGGAAACCCCTCAGAGAATCGAACTCTGGTGTTCAGATTTGCAATCTGCTGCCTAACCTCTTGGCTAAGGGGTTATTAAAATGTTACTTCTTACATAATTTTCTTTGTGGCGGAAGTGGAGAGAGTCGAACTCCCAAGGCTGTTTCCAACTCGGCTGTTTTCAAGACAGTTTTCGTCGCCAATCGATTTGCACTTCCCTTTGGGTTCCGATTACGGACTCGAACCGCAACTTCAAGGTTTTGGAAACCTGACGACTAGCCATTGTCTTAATCGGAAGCTGTATTTGGCAGTGAGTGAGGGATTCGAACCCTCGGACCCTGTTTCCAGAATCTCTTTCTTAGCAGGAAAGTGATTTAAACCGCTCATCCAACTCACTGTGGTGGTTAAGGCTGGATTCGAACCAACGACCCCGACCGTATGAAGGTCTTGCACTACCGCTGTGCTACATAACCAGATTGTTTGGCTCCACAGGCAGGGATCGAACCTACGACCAATTGATTAACAGTCAACTGCACTACCGCTGTGCTACTGTGGAAATGTATTCTTTAATCTTCGTCGTCTTCGTCTTCCATACCCTGATGGTACTTGGCAGCTTTGACAATGTCTTCTGTTACGGTATCATAGTCCTCATTGTAGATAAAACTAACGATTTGTGCCATGTCCTCTGCCCAGGAGATAAACTGCGTGGGCTTGTCAAGGGTAGGAGACATTTCCGCAAGATGTTCAATTGTCCGCTCATAGCTCTTTGTGTAGTACATTTAACTATTTCCTTTTAGGTGTGTTCAACTATTTCGATACCAGCCGATCTAATGGCACTACTACACACTACACACGGCCGAGCCGTGGCCGGGGAACCGTCTTCCAAAAACCGAAATATCTTCATACTATGCGCCTTGGCTAAGTCACGGCACAGTGAGATTGCATGAATCTCTGCATGAAGAAATACACGGTGGGGTTCCCCGGCCAGTTTAGCGTGGGCTGCTTGAAGTGGGTGAGTCTTGATGTAACTGTTCTTACCCACACTCATCACTCTACCACGCTTGTCATAAATTATTGCAGTGATGTTGTATCGTTTCGTCATCTAATCATTATACGGCTTTGACTGTGACTTTTCAATATAAGTTTTTTCACAGTCTTCGGGTGGTTCTTGAAAGTACTCAGCCTTCATGACCACACTCTTGGATTCTCGAGCATGTATAGCGCGCTCTGCCGCTTCACAGCTGGAGAGCGTGTCAAAAACACAACGCCCACGTTCACCGTACTTGTATTTCCCATTACTGCACTTGTAGCATGGCATTTTGTTCTCCTACAGTTGACTCTTATAAAAGTTGTGGACTGCTTGTTCACTATCCTGAACACCTAAGTGGGCGGCAAAAGCCTTCAAGAGGTCGCGTTCCTGATCCATATCAAAGATTGAATTGTGTAGGGCTAGGTACCCAGCCATCTGTGCCTGTGCATAGCTTTCAGGGCCGAAATGAAATACATCGTATAACACATACCGGTAGCTGCCATGTTCTTCAATCTCACCACGATGAATGCGACGCACGACCGCACAGAAGGCCTTCAACTGGTCGTCCTTACTCAGACTGTTCCAGTAGGCCTCCTGCTCGTGTTCAATAGCACTCATGGCTTGGTTAAATATGTCGCTGATTTCGTCCAATACTTTTCCTAATTCTTGCTGTTCCACGATTTTCCTTGTTTGGTAGGCTGTGTTGGGCTCGAACCAACGACTAACCGATTATGAGTCGGCTACTCTGACCAACTGAGTTAACAGCCCAGTTCTGGTAGAAGGGGTGGGAATCGAACCCACATTACTCCGCCTTATCTAGACGGTGCTCTACGAGTGTATAAGGCTCGCCCTTAGGCCAATATTAGCAACCCTTCCATAAGTTACCACACGTTAAAATGATCTTCTGCGTTACAGCGCAATCTCCCACTTGTACAGGGCGATACATTTGTGTGGTAACTTATAGAGAGCAGAATACTACTACATGCTGGTTACACTGTCCAGTCAATACCGTTACGCTAGTGAGGCATCCTAGTCACCAATAGTAGCTTTATAGGTTCAGTGGATTGGTTACCACACTCTACTCAAAATTGGTTGCCAGTGCTTGAATCGAACAAGCAATAAGCGCTTATCAAGCGCCCGTTATAACCATTTAACTAACCGGCAATGGCAGGGGATGATGGGTTCGAACCACCGAATGCCTGAATCAAAATCAAGTGCCTTACCGCTTGGCGAATCCCCTACAATACTCGTACACTATCTACACGATTCCAACAAATCCACACTGAACTGTAGTCCAGTCGTAGGTTGGTGGAGTCCCGAACGCTGCAATACGGTCCGTTGAGTACCTTGAAGTCACGACCTGCCATCCATTCGTTCACAGCATCTTCTTTGGTTAGATAAACCCTGCCGTATGCAGGAATCAATTCTAGAGGACCACTAACTTGTGCAATTGCTTCCATTTTTCTTCCTTGAAAGTACTACCAAACATTATCACACCAGAAGAGGCGACCCTGTGGCCACAAGTTCCGGCTTATCTCTGGTGTGATAATGTTTGGTACGGGCGGCGGGGTTCGAACCCACGACCAACGGATTAAAAGTCCGCTGCTCTACCGGCTGAGCTACACCCGCGTAGAACTGCGGGCCTGAGCACGCAGTTGTTTGTTGGACTTGCAGTGCCGTCCAGCTTTACGAAAAAGAACAGCCGCTACAAATGGATTGCGCGGCTGTTTGTTTGGTATCTTGATCTTCATGATTTCCTCAGCCAAAACATTATTATAGACTAAAGGATTATCAAAATCAAGATTAAATTTTGGTGGAGATAGGGAGAGTCGAACTCCCGTAAACAGCTTGCAAAGCTGCCGTAATACCATTATACTATATCCCCGTGGTCTGAGTGGCAGGATTCGAACCTGCGGCCTCTCACTTCCAAGGCGAGCCGTCTGACCTAGCTGACAATACACTCAGTAAATTCTTACTGCTTGGAAGCGTGGTTTGGAACCGTGTTCTGGATCTAGGTACTCGTCGTCCAATTCATGAGGTCCATAATACCAAGCAGCGTTTACATCTTCTACAAATGTTCGTGGTTCAACGACCCCACTCACTGTATTGTACCCACCTTCGTATCCACTCAACACTACCACCATCTCAGGATCAAACTCCTGCAACCGTTGGACGAGATCAATCACTTTCATTTAAGTACTCTCCACGAGCAGTTTGGACACCCATGTTGTCGTAGGCATCATGGTACTTCTTGACTTGAACCTGTTCATGGCACAGGGCCTCAAAGTTTTCCCACAGCTTTTCAAACTTCAACTGGTACAATTCCTTCATGCCCAACAGTACATTGCTGATCTGGTCTTGATTGATTTCACGCTCCAACACACCCTCACAAACTGTTTCCAAGTCTTCACAGACATTCCAGCAGTTCATGATTTCTTGTTCCATGTCAAAACGGTTAAAAGGCTTCATGTTTTCCTCACAATTAAAAGATTATTTTAGTCTAAAAGAACGCACACTTCAAGTGTAAAATTTTGGTTGCGTGGCCTCTGAATCGAACAGGTCCTGAGGGTTATGAGCCCTCCGTGCTTCCATCACACTCGCCCGCAACTGGTTTAGTAATAGTATTTATGTGGCTTGTGGCTCACACTGGGTTTGTCCAGCTCTTCCAGTTCTGGAACTGGTGTGTGAGCTGCTGTATGCTCCCACAAGTGGGCTGCTCGACGCTGTGGACGATTCATCATCATTCGGGTCCACCAACTTGGTGTGCTGCCCATCCAGTGCCAATTACAGTCCACTGTTTTGCGCTTTTTGGTTTTGTAGCCCGGTATTTCTTTGTACCAGTAACGTGTGTAGTCTACCCACTCATCTGGGTCGTAGTAGGACCGCCTCTGACTACTATAAGGAATCTTTTCAGTTCCAAACTCCCAAGTATAGTTTTCAGGAAAACGCACTTTGGCTGGGCGATCTTTGTAGGTTCTGCTCATTTTTTATTCTCCTACCTTGGTTTAAGATATGACATACCCTAAAACAAAGTAACAGGCTCGAGGTATCGGCCTGTTGCGTCTAACCAGGCCTCAGCCCTTAGACTTTGCGTTGATCAGTCGCCTCTTTGATCTGTTCAAACAGTTCATGAACGTGGTTCTGTAACTGAGTTCTGCTTTCCATTAGTGTATCGTAAGTCATAGCGCTCAATTGGCTTGCTGCCGCAGCCATGTTATCTGCGAGTGCTAGTACTTCTTTTTCTGTTATCATTTTCCGTCCCTATTCATAGTGTGCAACAATATTCCAGCCGTCTGTTCTAAACAATACTGTAATGCTTTCATAGGCATTTTCTAGTACCACAGACGACTTGCCGTCTATTAACTTTCCATTACCTTTGAGTGTTACTTTTCTATTTCCTACAGGTGGCTCCATTTCTAGTTTGATAACGTATATCTTTCCTTCAAGCGGGACAGGTGGTAAAAAGACATTCAGTGGCTTTGTGGCCTTTACACCTATATAGTAATCGGTGTCTGTAACAGAGTAGTCTTTTTCTATTAGTATGTTGTCACTGCAATTTATACAAGACTCTGAGGGGCTTGAAGGTCCTGGCGGGCCTTGAGGACCTGTTGGACCTGCTTCACCCTGCGGACCTGGATCGCCTTGCGGACCTGTTGGACCTGCTTCACCCTGCGGACCTGTTGGACCTGGATCGCCTTGCGGACCTGTTGGACCTGCTTCACCCTGCGGACCTGTTGGACCTGCTTCACCCTGCGGACCCTGCGGACCAGGCGGTCCAGGAGGGCTAGGCGGATCATAGTTTATCACTACTGGATCGCTAAAGTTTGGCATTCCAACAGGAACAAATGGTACATGGGGCCAGAATAAAAATTGTTGTTGGTTCAAGACAATCTCCCCAAACCCGGCCCTTGTGGGACCGGGTTTAACAAAAGTCAGAGATTATCGGATGCTTGTGTTTGTATTGCTTGGGTTAGCGGTCAGTGTGCCGCTTCCAACGTTGATTGCGCCGTTAGTGATGTTTTGGCCTAGAGCATAGATCAAGTGCGCTAGTTGGCTGTACTGAGCTTGCTGTTGAGCTTGCTGCTGCATCTGGTTAACAGTGGTTGTTGTGTTGACTTCTACACCACGTGTACGCTCTGCGGTATCAAAACGAGACTGCAGTGCAATAATGTTTGCGTTGGCATCGCTCAGCTGACGATTCAGCGTGGCTTCGTATTGACTAGTGATCAGTGCACGAGTCTTGTCACCATCATTGTTAATGTCTTGTGCCAGCTGGTAACGATTCTCCATTACTTGTTGCTGTACACCGTTCAATTGCTGTGAAAGCAGCATAGCGGTCGCATTGACTGCTTCTTTGGTACCGTCAACGCGAGTTGCCAGTGAACCTGTTTGTGCATTCAATTGATTTGTAAAAGCAATGGTTTGATTGGCTTGTGACGCTTCCATGGCTGCTGTACTAACAGCTACTGCCTTGTCAACAGCACCAATGCTCTGCATTAGGCTCATGTTGGCTTGAACTTGCTCTGGAGGTGAGCGTAACACTGCTCCACCTGCACCATCGCCGTTCCCGCCGAAAAGGTTACCGTTGTTGCGGAGCAGGCTGCCTAGGATCAGACCGCCAATCAATCCGCCACCGCCGCCACCGCCAAATAGGCCGTCGCCGCCACCGCTCATCATCATACCGCTTGGATTTAGAATTTCTGCCATTGTATTCCCCTTTTTTATTATTTTAAGTGGGTTAATAAACAGCAGTTAAGGCCGGCAAGCCCTAGCTGCCGACCAGGATCAAGCGACCGTGGGTTTCTTTGTTATGTGTTCAAATTCCTCGATTGTGAGTGGATCTGTGTCCTTGCTCATCCAGGCCAAGTTATTGACCAACCAATCAAAATCAGTTGCTGTAATTTTAGGGTCTTTGACAAACTCAAACAGCTTTTTCATCAATTGTGGAGTGAGTTCAATCTCCATTCGCTTGTACTTGCTCATGACAACCCCACCAATTGGTCATAGTCTTTCATGCTCAGGTAACTGGTTGGGTCACTGTGTTTTACTAAGTTCTCTGTTAAAAAATGCAGGTCAAGGTCCGTATTAGCGTCTTCCCGTGCAAATTCTAACAGCCTTAGCATAAGCGGCACGTTTAGCCGCAATACTAATTCGTCTGACATAAGATTTCCTTTGTTTTTATTATTATACCAATCCTATGGTTTGGTTCTGGTCTTCAACCATATTGAAACACACTCTTGGCTGTCTAAACACGCGGTTGATCAGTCCGCTCACCTTTGCCCTATTGTGGGAGAATGTGTTTTAATATGGTGCCCCAGAGGAGACTCGAACTCCTAAAATTTGGTTTCTAAGACCAACACGTATGCCAATTCCGTCACCGGGGCGATTGGTGGGTTCTGATGGTAACGCTCCACCTGTCCAACTTCCACTCGGTTTAGGGACACCGGATTTACAGTCCGGGGAGTGGGGCAGAACCCTAGATTGATTGTTTGTAAGTCTTGATTGCGTCGGCATCTAGGCTACAGTAGACCCGGAACTTGTCACGACCAACCTCGTCGTAGAAGCGATTGGCCATGGACTCTAATTCTACAAGCTGTTCGATGGTGATCAGAGAACAGGCCAAAAACCTGCTCATGAATGCGTCAACTAGAAAGTCTTTGGTATAAGCAGCCATTAACTCAGTACCTCATAGTCGTTGATGTTACCATGTTGGAACGTGTTCCACGGCTCTGCATCAATGCTCTGGGCAGTATAGCCTTCTACATCTGTTATATAGGCACCCAGTTTTTTAGCAGCCCTGTACTCACTAGGAGCCCACACACAGTAGGCAGTCCAGTCACCTATTTCATCATAAACCCTGCAATACCAATGCACTTGTTACTCCGTTATGGTCGAGCCACCAGGAATCGAACCTGGATTGACGGCTTAGAAGGCCGTTGTTCTGTCCGTTGAACTATGGCCCGAAAGATATATTATGGCACTTTCAGTGACCAACTTCAAGACAGAATTTATCGGCTGCCAAGTTCTTCATCTTCGACTCCAGCATGATATCATGCGTGTTGGAGAAACTGTAGGCCCAGCAGTTACTAGCCGTATTCCAGTAGTAATCACTGTGAGCACGCAGTTGGGTTTTTGTGTATCCCAAATACAACAGCTCTACCAAGTCTGGTAACAGGTCTGGGTCCCAGCCGTCTAACACTTCTTCTCGACTGAGTGAGTAGTGGATTACAGGACGCACGCCGCGCCAGCTTTCCATCATCCTTAAGACTCGACTATCACTTGGTTGGATATACTCACCAGTTCTAATTAGGTGATGGTGAATGTCCAACACAAGAGCGCAATCGTTGACCAGTTCCAGACTGGCGTCCACTCCCCACTTGAACTCGTCGTTTTCTACAGTGATAACATTTCGTGCTTCACGGCTCAACTTCTTCAACGCAGCTTTAAAGCCAGTTGGGCCAGCCTTGCCGCCAATGTGGATGTTGCATTTAAAGTCTTGGAAAACTTTGCCGTACCCCATGTAACGGATCAAGTCTACGTGATACTCGAATTCCTGGATAGAGTTCTCCACAACTTGTGGATTCTCAGATCCCAACACACAAAACTGGCCTGGATGAAAACTCAGTCTTACGTCCAATTCTCGAGCACGATTGCCTACCTTCATCAATTCACGTTCTAGGAAGGTCACTGTGTCGTGTTCCCAGTAGAACCAGCTCCAGTCGTCGTGAGTATATGCGGGTAACACATCGCTGCTTATACGCAGCATACGCCGACCAGGTGGCAGGGCTCCCACATGGTTTACCTGACTCATTAAAGCCACTACGTTGTGCTTCATCAAGTCTGTCAACTTTTCAACAGCCCTTTGACGGGTGGCTGAATTCAACCACGTAATAGTGGTGGTCTTGATGTTGGGGACACTTAGTTCTTCGAACTTGCAGGCAAAGCCGACTCTGTTGATTTGTTGATTAAACATAGTTGTAGTTGATTAAAACACTATTTTATATCAAATGACTATAACAATCAAGTCAGGGATTTACAAGGTAAAAGGCTTTGCTAAAGCCCAATGGTGTCATACTTCGTAGTTCTTTTGTTTTTTCACTCTTGCCGCCCAGCCTCATAATGGGACTATTGCCCAATGAGGGCTCAACAGGCTTTTTCTCTGGGGTATTGAAGGTTCCCCACAGTCCGGTACGCTTGTTGTAGGCCTCGGTTGATGGATCGGATAGATAGCCAGCAAACTCGCAGGGATTGAAATACCATGGTGTTCCCAGTTCTGGGAACAATTTGTTCAACCGGCCCACAGGGTTTTCAATTGCCCAAACACGCGGTTTGTAGTAGTGGATCAATTCTAGGGTCTTGGACACCAGGTCCATGCTAGCCTCAGTGCGACCATCGTTGTCTTTGGTCTTCCAGTACTGAGCACCGCTTGAGGCAAAGTCAGTACAGGGTGGAGCTGCGAGTATGATTCCTATCTCTGAGGCCGGAATGTCGTCTGGTGTTAGGTCCAGTATGTCCACACCAAGTTTGACGTCTACTTGGTAGACTTCGTAGCCGCTTTCACGGTAGGGACTACTCCATCGGCCGCTAAAGTCAAACAATGACAGTACTGTTTTACATTCCATAAAATCGATTACATACTTTGCAAATTGGGTTGCCGTCCAAGTCTGGGATCAATTCTGTACTACGAAACCAGATACTACAATTGCTGCAGGTTTCGATGGTGGGAATGTCTGCTTCTTCCACTGGGATGTTGAACTCCAAACACGCTTCCAATAAACTCTTCTTTTTACGGTACAGGGACTTCTCTAGTTCATTCATCTTTTAAAACGGTCATCATTGTTGTATCGGTCCTTGTACTTGCTGTAGTAAATCAGGAAAATTACATTGCAGCCAGCGTGGGCTAGGTGGCTCAGTCCACTTTCAGGGTCCAAGTCCTCACCACGACTCCAGGCGAATAAATGGCGGAACAGTGAGCTTAACACTCGGGTATAACGGAAACCATCTCCTTGGGTCCAGTTGTGGGCAGCGTACTTACGAGCACCAAACTCCAATACCTTGTTGATTTCTTCTACCGCCTCAAACGGCATCAAACTCCAGTCCGTTTTACCACTGTCATATTTAACTGCAGTGGCCTCAGTTTTAGGGTCTGGAGTTGGGTCCACAGTAACCTTAGATAAAACAGGCGGACTGTCCTGTACTGTGACTGTGATGTTAACAGGCGGACTGTCCTGTACTGTGACTGTGATGTTGTCATCACCAGGGGTTGGAAATGGATGGTCAAAGTCTTTCCAGAACTGTTGTAGGTCTGATCGAGAATTCATAGATGGTTGAGTTAGGTTGATAGTTGGGGGCCCGGGATCGCACCGGGCACACAGATGGCCATCTGTGTTGCAGATCTTACCCTCTGGCTCGGTAATAACTTCACGTTATTCAAAACAGCACTTGGCATACAGATCCGTACTGTTGGGTAGAGCTACTGCACTGGTTTCAAGCAGTTTGTATAGTTCTGCTTTCATGAGATACAGCTTATGGACAGTTTAGTTTTTTCATGGCTTTCGCTCGTGCAGGGTAAACGTCAAAACCCCGTTAATTATCCAGTGGCCAAGGTTTAAAGAGGGCCGGCTCTTTGCGAGATAGTTTATCCACTACTGGCATTTCCAACACAGGTTTGGCGCCACCAACCAGTTTGTAGTATTTGTGGTATACTGGCAGCAACTTACTGCACAAGTTTTCAAGGTCTTTAACGTACTGGTTGTCGTTGTTCATGGTGGTATCCTCGCTATTTCGTATTATAGCACTATACCTGGACCCGCGCAAATCAAAAATTCTTTTGCTCATAGATTAAATTTAGATAAAACAAAAGCCACCGTGCCTTTAACAGCAGGGTGGCTTTTGAACCGATCGAGTTTTTGTTGCCTGTAGAAATTCAGACTGGGGTAACCCCCAGTATTCTACGAGTACGTATTCGGCTTGTTGGCCAGGCGTTACAGGGATTTTCCAACCTCCCACTACAGTGTTCTAGTTTACGCTAGCTGTACGGATTTAAGTGTTTGTTTACCCGGTTGACTCCGGGGAAAGTTAGTTTACGGCAACTTCAGTCTATCACGTATGGACTCTGGGTCCCATATACCCACTGGTTTCGGTACCAACACACTAGTCGTAAAACTATGGTGGTTGGGTTTCGAAGTACCGACTAGATTTGATTAAACCGTTTACAAGTACAGGCTGTAACTGACCTCAGGCACGGATTTTTCTGTCCAGGCTAAAGCCCCGCCCTTCCCGGTCAATCCGGAGGCCGATATGTTTTTTGACAGACACCACTCTCTCACTCTGACAGGCTGATTACTGTCCCTGGCGTGGATTTAGATGACAGCCGTTGTGTACATAAATGCAGTGACTTCGGGCAAGTCTGACGCTACCACACATGATGCGTGTGTATCACAGTTAGTTGGTCGGTTCGGTATTTGATTTCCAATCCTTATACCTTGGCGGAGTATTGATAAACTATTAGAGTCGCCCCTCTTTAGTTTATTCGCTAGTGGGATTCCAGACCCACATTACAGGATATATCCTGCTCTTGTTGTTCAGGTTGTGTGTTCCTGAGTTAGAAGATAGCTGTATTTTACAGACTTCTTTGTCTGCGAGTTTAACGTCACCTCACCGTGGACGCGAGCATTTAAGGCAGTCTCGAAGCCGCAAATGTTTACCGTAGCCTGAAAGAAGCTGGTGTGGGTGTCATATTAACCGCCTTGCGAGCGGCCCTCACCATCGAAGGCTTAGGGAGTAAACCTGTCTGCCGAAACCTCAACAGTATAATCTACGAATTAAACACTTTAGGATTTGGAGAAACGAACGTGCTGCTTTGCTCAGAGAACTTTTCCAATTATTCCGTTCGACAACGCATAGAAACTCAAATATGCCTATTCGGTTTCTAGGATCTAGTTGGGCAGTGGGCATAGACTCTTATCGCGTCTAGCGTGATCTTTGTCCTAGGCATTAGGACCTTTCTCCAAATTCTAAAGAGTTTGTAGAGGGCTGTGGCTCGGTGACGTAGCTTGTCCACAATTAAGTCGTATCACGTAGCAGTAATATATCGCTGTGACCGCTGACACCCTTTTCTCAACAATAAAATCTATTATACACTAACGGGTAGTTACCATCAAGTGTAAATTTTTATACCATATTGAAACACACTGCTGGATCCTGACTACCGTTTACAACTATTAAGTCTACTGCCGTATTCCTAGTCTAGTGTAAAACTCGCCACAATGCGTTTCAATATGGCAACAAGCCGATCTCCGCTATTATAGATCACATTCGTCCCCATATTACGCCGGCAGGGATAGCGGTAAGTAGTTACAGTTGATACGTGCTGGTAGCCAATTTATCCGACTCGAACGGACAGCTTACTAATGACATGCCTGTCACTGCTTTCTCAACATCTACACTTGTTTACCATATTGAAACACACTATGCCACGCTCTGAACCTGGGCTCTTAGTAATATGCTTCAATATGGCGACCCATTGTGGGGTGGACTTCGAAACCACCATTTCGCTGCGTTTTGACCACTAAACTAACGTTCCTTGGAAGGACCGTACGGGATTCGAACCCATGTCTCCTGCGTTTTCCCTTAAAACTACCACGGGTCATCGGAGTCATGACTTCCGACTATGTTAAAAGTTAATTACTCTTTTACCATAGTTTAACACACTGCACTATCTAGATGGATCAGTAGCTGTATTCCGGAATTATCTACTATCCCCACCCTACGCTCCCGTGGACCTTTGGGAATGGCTTGCAATGTATTAAACTATGGTTTGTCTCACACAATAAATATATTATTGCACAAACAACAAAATGTTTCAAGACAATAATCTTTAACCATATTTCAGCACACTGATTAGGGAATCGAACCCTTTACGACTGCGCTTTTGTATCACCATGACATAGTATTACCTATTGTGGCAGGATTCGAACCTGCTTCTACGTTGACCACGTCAGTGTGCTGAAATATGGTCCCGTCGCGTCACTGAACGGGTACGGTTTCCATGGCCGTGAAAGGATAACTCCACCATGTACACACCAAAACGCACTTACCATATTTTAACACACTGTCGTTTCGCGTTCACTTCTAGAATCACCAGATTACGAATTTCTGGAACTTCACAGCTTACAAGGCTGGTCGTCAAACTACTGGGGCAGTGTGCTAAAATATGGTACTCAGTACGGGAGTCGAACCCGTCTTTCCGGCGTGAAAGGCCAGCGTCCTAACCAATAGACGAACCGAGCATGTTACTGGTTACGTGTCCAGTGTACCAGCGCCAGGTACCGCGACAGCCGCTCATTGAGGGATAACACCGTGCTGGCTAGGCACTAGCGGATATTTGACGCATATCTACGGTCAACGCTGAGGCGGTTGACATACCTACGAGTCGGGTCTTTCTTCTCACATTGTGATGCTACCAAGCAGTTTCCGGACTAAAACGTTGGGCGTAAGCTAAGGGTCGTTCCTCTCACATTAAGATGCTATCGGGCACAATGCCAGACCTATATCACCCAACAAACTCTATTATACAGGGTTGACAATCGCTTTTCAAGACAACAATTATCAACCCTGTACAACAGGGAATCGAAACAGACCTTGGATAGGTAACGACTCCTATCTGTATCTAGCTTTCATGGCTGCCACTCACATACTGCCCTTTCCACGTCTAGCTCAGAGAGCTACTCGCGCTGATATTCAGAGAAAATCAGCTCTATTGCCACATGGATAGTGCCTATGACTGTTGGGGCTTACCACTACCGATATTTTTGTCGCACAAGGATCGCCAAGGGTCTCCTCATCAACAGAAACATTATTATGACACAAAAGGCAACAGACTTCAAATGAAAATTTCTGTTGCCTTGACCTCAGAACCGGGCTGCGATCAACACCAGTTGGTCGCGGCTGCACTTGGAGAGGCTGTCCAACACACCGGCCTCAAAGCCCATGCCCGCCTCGATACGAGCCACCAGGTCCTCCTTGGTCAGCCGGCTGGAAGCAGTCTTGGTCTTGGCCACGTACACGCCCTCGCGGCTCAGCTTGGCAACCACTGATCGAACAGTACGGCTCAGTTCGCGGGCAATCATTTCCACAGGCATACCTGCGGTGTACCGAGCCACCAGGTCTTGGGTTTGTTCAGGGGTGTAGTTCACATTCTTTGCTTCAGACATTGCTTTCTCCTTTGTCGATCAATAAAACTATTTTAGAGAGTTTAGGTTTTCTGTTCAAACTCAAATTTTTCAAACTGTTCTGGCCAACAGATCTTGAAGTGCTCAACCAGGCTGTTCATTGACCAACGATAGAAATCATTTTCTAGTCGGTCGCCAACAAAGTCCATCATGTCGGCCTTGCTCATCTCGGCAATAGTAAGGTTGACCATCTTCTGAATCATGTTGTGTAGGTCTGTATCGGTCATTTTTTGAATCCTTTGGCTATCGAATAAATCTATTATCTCTCAAAACAGACCACACTTCAAACTCAAAATCTTTGATGTACTGTGACAGCCAAGACCTTTTTAGACACCAACGACAACACAATTTCAGTAGCCGTTGGTATCGGTAGAAGCCGGTGGTTACCCTTTCCATCGAATAAATCTATTATGGCACAGTGACTTTAAGTCTTCAAGAAAATATTTTTGGATTTGAACGCAAGGCACGTTGGCGCTGCGGCCACGAAATTTTTGGCTTGATCACCACCTGCTTTTGGTTTATAATAGTGTTCTCTAACGGAGAAATACCATGAATATTCTAGAAGAACTCACTGGCCCGCAAAAAATCTTTAAAGTGCAAGAAGACGGCTCAGAGACTGTAGAGTACAGGCCGCCCAATGCAGTTATGCTCCGAGCGGCTAGTATAATCAAACAGATGGATCAATCAATTAAAGTGTTGCAGCTTGAGTTACACAACATTCGTGGAGGCGTACAATGACTTGGAACTTTGACAAAACTCAACTGGAAAACCTCAAATTTGCAGTAGACAACCTGGGTGTCAAAGAAGCTTTTTGTTTGGTCAACCAACTGGACAATATTTCTAGTGTTCCTGTAGATGACTTGGTCGACTTCCAACACCAATTATTTCAACAGTATAAACAACAGTACGGATGCGGCTATTAATGGATAAGACTAAATTATATCAAAAAGCTATGGAACTGGCTCGTCAAGCAGACTTCCAGTTCTGGGAGGGTGAGACTTGGGCTCCTGAACTTCAGGCCATCGACTGGAGCTGTGACTATGATGACCAGGTTGTAGAACTGGTCAGGTTGACTGTTAAAACCTGTGCAAACCTAGCTGACAACACCAACAGCAGATTACTAATTTTAGAAAGCTTTGGCTTGGCTCAAAAATATACAGTTGATTGAAGTTCCCAAATGATCTATAATAGTTACACTATGACACACTACTGCATCAACTGTTCAGATGACGTCAACCCCAACCGCTGGGCCATTGGTTTCAAAACCTGTTTGGCCTGCGGCGAGGCACTGGCCCGTACAATACGCCACACCATTGTGCCCATGCACAAGTCAAACTATGTTCCGGTCTTTAACCACAGTGATCTAGTAGGCATTAACTCTAAGGGTGGCATTGTCCACAATCGCTATGATTCAAAATCTTGACTATCACCTAACCCAGACCTTTCCTCAAATCTTTGTCCGCACACCCGGAACCAACCACCAAGACAAAGCCGACCAGCAATACTGGGGTTTTGAGTGTGACAGCGGCTGGTATCAGCTGATCTATGACCTGTGCAGTGAGATCATGACACACTGTGAAACCACAGGCGACCGAGTTCCTACAGCTGAACAAGTCAAGGAGAAATTTGGTGGAATGAGGTTTTATGTAGACCGGGCTAGTGAAGCGGTATACAATATCATTGACCGCTATGAAAGTCGTAGCTACAAGGTATGCGAAACTTGTGGTGAACCTGGACACCGCAGATTGGATTTGAGCTGGATACACACACTGTGCGATCACCACTACGAAATCAAGAGGGGACTGAAGTGAAATTTTTTAAGCGACATGTACTTCGTGAAACCACCTATGAGGAGGCCATTCTTCAGGAGTTGGAGGAGTCCCGGCTGGCTTTGATGCGGTCAGAAACCGCAATGGACTGGGCCGAAGCAAACTGCGATTACAACTACAATCGCATCAAGCGGCTGGAAGGAAAACTCAATGAACTCAGACAAAGTATGCCAGGAGTGCAGACTGTATAACAGTATTTGGCGGACCGTTACCATGGCCCTGTGTGTGGTAGCACTGTGGGCCTCAGTCAACCCAGCACACAGCAAGGCCACCAGTTATGACCAACGAGTGCGTTGCCTAGCAGAAGTGGTCTACCGTGAGGCTCGTGGCGAGCCTCACCGTGGCCAACTAGCAGTGGCTCAAACGGTCATCAACCGGGTAAAGAGCTCACAATTTCCCAACGACATTTGCAGGGTGGTGTTTCAGCGGGGTCAGTTCTCCTGGACTCAAAACTGGGACCGTGCATGGAGAGCAGATCACCACAGCACCCAAGTAGCCCGGGTTGCCTTAATGGGTACCCATTCCATGATGGACTTCCAAGCCCTGTACTTTCATAATGCCTCAGTAAAGCCAGACTGGAAGCGCAAACATATAGCAACCATTGGCAATCACGTTTTTTACAAGTAACGTCATGAACAAGAACAAATTCAACAAAGTAATCGAACAACAGGTCCTGGACAAGGTAATTCATGACCCCGATTACTTCAACGAGGTGGCCACAGAAGTCAAGCCCAGCCGCATTGACAGCCGCCGGCAAAAGAGTGAGCAACATGAACAGAAAAAGGCTCGTCGCAGAAACTTCAATGAATACAACTGAACACTACTGCTTTTGGAATGGGTGTGACGATCAACATCCTACCTGCTGGAGTGTTGAACAGATCATAGACCACTACTGGAGTTACTGGAGTGATGCTATGAAGAAAAAGTTTGGTCAAGGTGTTGAGTTAACCCAAGAACAGTGCTTGGAAGACTGGATTGTGGTAAATTGGGCGTGGAGGAGAGATGACTGAAACCGACATTGTTTACAGGCTGATGAAGCGGGCTGAAATTCGTCGCCAAATCCCAGACCGCCGTAGTGTTGTTGAAAACAAGCCTGACCACATAGCTGACCTGCTAGAGGAGGCTGCACTGGAGATCGCAACGCTCAGAGACCGGTTGAGTGATTTTGGGTGGAATTAACATGGGGCACACAACTTCAATAATTTTGATGTTGTGTGCCCTTTGTCTTTTAGGTTATAATAATTCAAACAAAGGGGATAGTGTTGGAAACGATCTTTACAATCATATTTGTGTTGTTGCCCGTGTGGTTGTGGTTGTTGGTCACCGTCTTCAACGCCCTGTTTGGAGTTATGCCCAAGAAACCTGGCCGACCTGTAAAAAAGCCACAACCCCCCACAAACAATGACTGGAGTTGAATGATGAACCCACATTTTCTCGAACTGTATCAGCGTAGTCACAGTGTTCGAACCCACGACGGCGACCCGGCTCTAGATGGCAATCCCAGCACTGTGTACTGGCAAGGTGATGTTAGTGCAGAAAAGTTTGCCCGTCTGATCTACAAGGACATCATCACTGTGGTGGCAGCTCAAGCCATGATGGGTGAGACTGCACTGGACGTTTTTATCAACCTGGAAAGGATCTATAATGATCAACCCAAGAGTTCGTGAATTGATGGAGCAGGCCGGTTATGCCGCACCAGAATTGGCAGGGCGTGCTCAGGTGTTGGCTGACCTGATTGTTCAGAGTTTTGCAGATCGCCTAGAGCTAGAATTAGTGGAGATGCGTTGCCACGACAACTGGGATCAGGGATTTCGTGCTGGTTTAACCCATGCACTCAACCGATTGGAAGAATTTTATGGTGTGGTCCACCCGGAGGTAAAATGAAAAAACACGAATTGAACGACGTACTTTACAGGATGCTAGGGTCGGAAGACTTGGTGAGCCGTTGGTGGCACACACCCAACAAGTTCTGGGAGGGTGACACACCTTATCAAGTCTGGACTCAAGATCCACTAGCAGTTGAACGTTACATCATGGGCTTTGCCATGGGGGGAGATTATTCATGAAACCTAAAACCTATCAAGTATTGTGTATGGCTGTAGAAGAAGGCGTCACCTACGGCTTGAACCGTGCCTACAAGCACACCGACACACCCACCCGTGACCAAGTGGTGAGTGCTGTCACAGACCAAGTATTGACTTCAATCTGTGAGTGGTTTGATTTGGACCAAGACCAGGAGACCTAACATGCAAGGAATGACAGAAACCCCAGACTGCTGGAAGTTTGTGAAGATAGTACCACATGATAACACCATTCCTAGCCACAACCGTGTGCTTTGCAGCTGGTATGGTGGGTACTTGGGCGGTGACTGCTGGAAGATCAGCAGCGGTAACAAGGAAATAATCGATTACGGTGACTACTTGGAAGTTCCACAACACAGTGGCACTGTTTACGTTCTCTACAAGAACCGTGAAAGGATGAGTGGTTATATGCAGAACATCTTTGACGGCACCAATCGGAAAGCTGTGGATTACAGACTAGAGGTGTTTGACCATGTTTAAGACCCGCTACAGAGTGGTTACAGATCGTTATCTGGGATTTGAAGCCCAGGTTAGGTACTGGTGGTCGCCGTTTTGGATTGAGTGTGGATTCACCAACACCCACCCATCAATTGAAAAGGCTGTGGAACACATCAAGCGGTATAAACGTCACAAGGGTTTTGTTCGAAAACCTGTGATGTATGTCGAATGATGTAAAGGAGTTCAAGTGAAAGAAGACTACGAAGGACAGGGCCTTGAGCTACTGTTCAGGATCTTGGGCGTGCTGGCAGGTACTGGCTTGGCAGCCTTGTTAGGGTTGGTAGTGTGGGGAGCGTGGAAATGGCTGAGTTAATCACGCTACCCCGCGCCACGGTGCAACAGGCACTGGAGGCGTTGGAGAACAGTTCGCCGGACCAGTACCCAGAAGACGCTGGCGTGTTCTACGATGCTAAGGACGCCCTCAAGGCCGCGCTGGAGCAGCCGGAGCAGTGCAGTTGCGGCGACCGCCTTAAAGACCAGTGCCCCGGCGAGTGGGAACCTGGGTGCGATCTTGGCAACAACCCACAGTACGCAAGGCGGGTGAACTTGCCAAGGGGTTGTGGGGTATGTGGGCTTGGAAGCAGCGGGGAGGTGACCGGCTATGTTTGTCAGCGAACCAACTGTCCCACCAGAGTTACTTGTGGGGGTACTTTATGACTGACCTACGCGAACTGCTGAAGCAGATCCGACAGTGGGATGCGTTAGACATTCCTGACACTGATGGTGAGTACTGGAAGAGGCGGATTGACGCTGCCTTGGAGAAATCGGAGCAGGAGCAGGAGCAGGAGCCCGCGCCGCCATCGCTAAAGCCGAAGGAAAAGTATGATTAACGTAAATCAAGTGGTGTTAGCAAAACTGACCCGTCGTGGAGCCTTTATGGTCAACGAACAAAACCGAGAACTGATGTTTCGCTTTCCAGACCAAAAACTCAAAGCGGACTACAAAGCAGGCGAACTGTACGAACAGTACATGTGGGTGTTGATGAAACACTTTGGGTCAGAGTTTGTGTTGAACAAGGAGGCACCTTTTACCGACATTTACCCCACAGATCGTGGTCGTACAGGTGAACAGAAGAGTCCAGAACCCGAACCAGAAAACTGGGAGCATGCATAGGGTAGGGGCACACAGGTCAAAAAATATTGGCTTGTGTGCCCTTTTTGTTTGGGTTATAATGTTTTATCAAACAATGAAAGACCAACCATGAACAACCGAATTTTTGAATTGGCCAACCAGGTTTTGCCCCGCGAAGATGACCTGATCGAAGGCGATCCAAAGGTGTATGCTTACTTCTTCTCAAGCCATGAACTGGTACAGTTCGCCGAGCTGATTGCCAAGGAATGTATTCAATTTTGTGGTCATCCTGACAGCATTCGTGTTAAATCAATGAAAAGTCATTTCGGAGTTGAATAAAATGAACGAACGAATCAAAGAACTAATTCCCAAACCATGGACATTTCCGTATCCCGACAGAGAAATGTATTCTAGAGAACAAATGGAACATCTCGCCGAGTTGATCATCAAGGAGTGTGCCTACATTGTAGAGAACAGCCCCTGGCAGCTGAATCGTGGGTACAAGGCAGCCGACCAAGCCAACCTGGTCAAGCAACATTTCGGAGCACTATAATGGAGATTGTGTTGTATTTCTTCCTACCCATATTACTGGCAGCAGTGTCTATTCCCATGATCTTGGGTGGTATTCTTTTGATTGATGCCATCGACAGGGGATTGGGGGGTCGTCTTACCAAAGCAGTACTGAGAGTGTTTAGGTTGATGGAGAACAAACATGACTGACCGTATCCAAGAATTGATGGAGACCTGCTGGGATCCTGGCCGTGGAGTGGTGAACCCTCGCAAATTGGCTTATATGGTGATCAAAGAGTGTGCACAAGTGGCACGAAAGAATCAGCAAGAAAACATGAACTGGGATATTGCTGATATCTTGTTAGAACATTTTGGGATAAACACATGAACATTCAATTGGTGAGTGACCTACACCTGTGCTGGGGCGATCTGGTACTGCCCGGCGGTGATGTATTAGTCATGGCCGGCGACGTCTTTGAGGCCAGTGACTGGACAAAGGTTCCTGCTGTGAGCAAGGTCTACGACCGCTTCTGCAACGAAGAGCTGACCAAATACCACACTGTGTTGTACGTGTTTGGCAACCACGAACACTACGGGTCGGAGTACTCCAAGACCCGAGCCACCATCCAAGGCCACATGCCGTCCAATGTGGTCATTCTGGAAAACGAATACCTTGACCTGGACGGCACACGATTCTGGGGAGCCACGCTGTGGACTGATATGAACAGAGGCAACCCGGTGGTCATGAATCTGGCCCAGGGAGCAATGAACGACTACGTCCACATCAAGCACACCCACCGTGTAGTCCAATCCACCGGCCACAGCTACTGGACCAGCCGCTTCCAACCACAAGACACTGTAAACTCACACAAAACCAGCCTACAAAGTCTAAAGTCCAGCCTCCAGTCCGGCCTACCACATTTCGTGATCACACACCACGCCCCTAGCCAAGGCAGCGTGCACCCCCGGTATGTAGGCGATCCAATCAACCACTGCTACTACAGCAACCTAGAAAACTTTATCCTGGACCATCCCAACATCAAACACTGGGTACATGGTCACACCCACCACCCCTTCCACTACAACGTGGGAACCACCACAATCACATGCCACCCACGTGGATACTACGGAGTTGACACAGATGAATACCAACCGCTACAAGTTGAATGAGACATTCTACAGCAGACGATCATACACCCATCACTTTGACCACATGGTAGACTGGACTTTCGAACTGTACCAAGAACTACCTAATGGCAGCCTGATAATCCAGTGTCCAATCCGTACAGACAGAAAGATCCAGGTGGAACGTGACGAAGTTGTCACAATAAACAACTGACCACTACCTCCTCCTAAAATTTAGGCTTGCAAAACACAAATTTCTGTGCTATAATCTGTTATAACTTATGGAATACATAAAGTCCCAAATTGGAGGTTGAAAAAATAAAAACTACACAAAAATTTGAAAATGTGCAGCGCGATTCCTGAGCAAGCCATCCATTTTCAACATTTTCAGTAGTTTTTCTAATTTTTTACAACCTCCAGCAATTCTAGGGTCAGATAGCACTGCTCAAGTGAGGGGGGCCTATTTGTTTGACTAATTGTAACTAAAAATTTTAACTAAAAAATACTGGGGTTCCTCTCCGGTTTTTTCCACTTCTAATGGTACAAATGACTAAGAAAAATATACGGTATATCAACTGGGAAAGTGACACGGTTCAAGATGGTAATAGTTCCTGGGTAATTCCCCAAATCCTGGCTAATATGGGGTCTAACTGGCCTCTAGTTCGTGGTGTCAACGGTTCCTTCTCGTTCAAGGAGACTATCCGGTCTTGGGGTGTAATGATGGACCGAGGTGAATTGACTCTGGATTCGGCTGTGATGACCAAGAAGGGTTTGACTAACCTGCTCAACTGGCTTAACTTGGTTCCACGTGGTGAGGTTCTAGGGTCAGGGGCTCGTCAGACTGCCAAGGACTGGCTTCGTTACAATGCAGGTGTTCCCCTAGTATTGAGTGCATTCAAGGAGTACCGCGATGTTGGATATAGTTCATGGGATTGGACCGACCCATTCAAGGAGTTTCTCGTAGACGGTGACATTGTGGCTTGGAGTAGCCACTTCGGTAAGGATGTGGTGTGGTCCACGGACGCACTTTTAGGGTTTCGTGAAGGTTCATTGACTGTGAAGACAGGTAAAAATCAGGGCACTGTGCGTAAGCCCCAGAGTACCACTCAAGTCTACGGTGTAACAGACCCGGAGTTCAAGGGACTACCCAGGTTGATGAAGCTCAACCTAACTCAGCTGTGGTGTTTTCATCCCAGTCTAGTCACCAAGTTCACTATTGGTAGTCACATGGATCTTGACAATCCACAACAACCTCTAGTAGCTGGTGAAGTGTTAGAGGTAACCCAACCACGTAGTCAGGCCTCAATGTGGGATATGGTATGAAGTACACTAAAGAGATCGCAGACCAGGTTGTAGCCCAATACCGTGAGGGGACCTCAGTTGAAATTATAGCAGCCAGCTTAGGTGTACCCACTCGCAGTGTGATCGCCAAGCTGAGCAGCCTTGGGGTCTACCAGAAGGCTCGTTACCTCAACAAGCGTGGTGAAGCACCAGTCAAGAAGGAGGTCTACATTGAGCAAGTGGCAGAATTGCTGGAGGTTGAAGTAGATCGGCTGGAGAGTCTGGAAAAGTGCAATAAGAGTGTGTTGGTGTTGATAATCCGTGCACTGGAGGCCGTGGCAGATCAAAAAAATCAGCCCAATTAGAAAACAAGTCCAAATATCTGGACTTATCCCACAACTCGCCGCCTTCGCGGCAATTAACCCAAAACTTGTCCAATCATCCCCTGTAAGCCCCCAATTTGTTCAAATTGGGGGCTTTTTGCATTGGTTGTCGCGAAGGCGACCATCCGGGCAGTCTCGAATAAATACACTTGACTTGACCAGGTTGATGAAGTTATAATGTTGGCGCCGAGGACCGTGGAGTTTTTGCACTGGCGCAGCTTTTGCACTGGCGCAGCTTTTGCACTGGCGCAAACTTTTGAGTTTGCCAAGGTTTTGCACTGGCGCGGCGGGGCTGGCAACGTAAGTGAGTGCTCACTTACCAAAATTGCTGCAGTGCAACATGCTTATATAATGATATGCTTATATAAGCATGGACTTATGTTGTCCAAGCCACCTCAATTTTATCACGCGGCGGTGGCCGGGGTCAAGTTGTTTTTTAACCACACATGAACAGTAGGGGTAATCGAAAAATGTTGACAGCCCCCCAAAATTAGTGATATAATTTTGGCGCAAATAACCCTATAACCTGGTCAACAATAGGGTTATAGGGGCAAAATAAAAGGGGCATATTGCCCCTTTTATTATTCCTCAGAATCCAAAACCCATTTTGTAGTGGTAACCATAGAAACCCTGTCGGGGTTTACCATTTCAAAAAACCGAACATTTTCCATGTCCAATTCTGCCTCAGTAACTTCTTGATCGTTCAACAGATTTTCCCACGCATTTTGTGGAGAAAAACCCTCGGCAGAAATCTGAAAACCCTCGGCAAAAATAGTCGCAAAAACCACAAACATGATAGTTCCTTTCAAATGAAAACAAATGGGGTGGATTGTCAGGGATTACGTTTCCGGCCGGATTCGTCGAAACTACTGTAGGCCTACTGTTCAACAATCCCTGACAATCCAGATTCAAGAAATAGGGGCACCTTTTGGTTATTTAAGAGTAGGCGGAACCCGTTTGTACCGCAGCCACTCCCCCCTATATATCAGACAGGCCGGCTATTCGCCAGTGCCTCAAAAATAGTCTTCAAGGCAGACTTGTTTGCCTTGGTGAGACTGTCGATCTCACCCTCACTCAATTGCAGGATAGCGCCGATGGCATCGGCATGAGCATCCTTCTTGACCGGCTTTTCGCCCGTCTTGCTCACATACTCCTTCTTACGGTAAACCCCTTCACGGGACAGTTTTGCCACAACCGAACGAACGGTCTTGCCCATGGATTCTGCGATAGATTCCACGGTGACACCTTGAGCATAATCTGCTACCATCTTGGCAGTTTGCTCAGGGGTATAGTTGACAACCTTTTCAGCCATTCTCAATTCTCCGAAAGTTAAAAAACACTTGCATGGGGAAACTCTGATTGATACCCGGCATTCCCCGATCCGTTTCACTATTTTAGGGTAAGTGAGAAACCATGTCAAGTGTGGGGTTTTTGCTCCTTCTGCCTAGTTCCTGAACCGATAGAGAGATTATGAGTCAGCGATAAAATTCTGTCAACGTCCACCAGGAAAGACCCTTCGGCCAGGTCGGGAATTTTTGGGGCCACTTGACGCCCCCC